CTATGATAACCGCGCATTCAACATGGCTATCTGTTCGTCGTTCATGTCATCAATCCACATACCGTAAATTTCATACACCATCTGCGCAGTTTCATGCCCCATTTGGCTGGCTATAAATGCCGGGTTCGCTCCTGCCGTCAACAGCCAGCAGGCAAAAGTATGCCGCGTATGGTACGGATTACGGCGGCGAATACCAGCACGTTTTACTGCTGCATTCCACCTTGCCCCCAAACTGCTTACCGAGTAATAAGGTTTTTGTTTTCCGTTACACACCCTGGGCATGAAAACAAAATGCAGTTTTTGCTTTTCGGTTCTGCCGTACTCCCGATGATAAAAGGTGATTTCGCTTTTGCGATGATGCCCGGTCAGTTTGTATTGCTCCTTCAGTGCTTCAAGAGCAGGCTGCAGTAGTGTTACTGTCCGGATCCCGGCATTTGTTTTTGGGGGACCGAACATATCAAGTATCGTCAGGTTTCTTCTGACATTCACTATTCCCTTTTCGAGATCCACATCCTCCCACGCCAGAGCTGCCAGTTCCCCGTGACGAAGTCCTGAGTAAACGGCAAATTTCCACAAGTTCTGGCTCTGTCCTTTTTCACTTTCCATTAATGCATTGAATTCTGTTTTAGATAACGGATCAGGCTTTATTCTGTTTCGCTGTAATTTTTTTACTCCTTCAAATGGTTTGGTTGATATAAATCCCGACTGATACGCAAAACGTAACAGCGAACAGAGCAGGGCGATATAGTTATCAACTGTGCGCACGGTTCTTCCTTTTTTGTTGGATCTTGGATTATCCAGGTAAAGCGTTTCTCCATGCAGCAGTTCATTCCGGTAGTTTAAGATATCGCTATAACGTATATGTGATATCGGGGTACTTTCACAAATTATTATTCTGAGTGTTTTTAATTGTGATTTCGTTTTCTTCATTGTGTTTGTTGTTAACTCTGTCTCTTTAATTTTTGTCCAGATATCACAAAGCTCCCCGAACGTTTTTATGACTCTCGTTGTCACCATTTTTGCCCCAGTGCTGGACTGGGGAAAACGTCTTAAATACTCAAATTCACCGGAGTTTATTTCATGAACTATCAGTGCTCTTAAATTTCCGGCCTTTTTAATATTACTGTTTGTAATCTCCCAGCCTTTTAATGTTTCCCGACATCGTTTTCCTCGAAACATGAACCAGATGCGAATGTATCTACCTCTAATCTCGACACCTGTTGGTAATTTAGACATATCATGAGTCTTTGATAAACTGATTTATCTTTGGATAGTTGTACCAGATAATCCCTCGTTTGCTGTCTGGCTTACCTAAAGGAGATACTCGTTTGAAGTGGAAGCCCTCCACCCAACAGTTCTGGCGGTATGCTTCAATTTGTCTGGCCCCCAGACCAGTGCGAAGCATCAGGCCGTATTCAACCATCCACTCTTCATTAAAGATTACTTGTGCCATCGCATCACCTCTGGCAGGCGCCAATGTTAGACTGAAATTGACGCCCGATGTTGATTATTAATAATCAGCTATGAAGTTTTAATTTGAATACAATGCAATTCACGAGGACTGAAGTTTCTCGCAATTAAAATTAATCAGTTTTACTTTCTGCTCTCTGGAAACGCCTGCTTCTTTTTTACCTGAGAGCATTTTTTCGCATTCTGATTTCGTTAGTTTAGATTTTGAATATCTTGTCCAGTTAGTAGGAGTGCCACCTTCCTTTTCAATAGTGGCGGTAATTTTATACATGAACACCTCCATTATTATTTCCAGTGGTTCGTTTATTCCATCTTTCGAGTGCTTCTTTTTCACTTCCACCATAACCGGTTCGGGATTCGCATCCGTTACACTTCGCTCGGTAATATCCTGAAATGGCTTTCACCGTTACTGATGGACAACCACAAAATGGACATGGTTTAACATTGTCATATCTCATAACTTTTCTCATAAAAATATTTCAAGTTCGCGGTGCATTACACCGCCAGGCTGAATTATTCCTCTGAATTATCGATTACACTGTATTCCCCGGTTAATACAGAGGAATCTGCAGGATCGATTGTCAGTGGTTCCTTTTCATCCATTGATACTGCACGCTGGATCTCAATTGATACGGGCAGATATTTGAACAGGCGACGAATAGCCGTTTTCTTTGCCATTTCTTCCCAGTGAGTTACCCACGGCCCGTTATTACCAGCTTTACTCTGGCTGCGCACCAGCTCAATCTGTTTGCGCGTCATAACTTCAAACTGAGTACCTCCGTCTTTCAGTCTTGCGACAGCATAGACGTGGGTAACCGGGGCATCTTCGTTTTCTCCTGGGCGGTGTATTAACTTTTCATCAAGGCCAAATTCGAAATTAAACTTGTCACCTTCACGGACAACACGGGCTGACAGGCTGGCGATTTGACCTGAACGGCGAGCCAGATCAATCATGCCGCGATAGCCAATGATTAGCTGAACGTTTTTTTTACCGCTCTTTTCGTTTTTATTACCAAAAGGCAGTAAATATGCATGACCGAGGGCGCTACCGGGCTCAAGTCCGAGCTGTGAACACTGTACGATTGCACTGACAAAACTCATAGTGTCACAGTTTCCTAACGCCGGAACTTTACGAATTTCTGTGGTGGCGATACGGATCATACGTTCAGCCGTCATATGGCGTGGAAGAGCTGCTGCCAGTTGCTCTTTCATTGATGGCTGGTTAATAAAACTAATCACGTCATTATTTTTAATTGCTGCTGGTGCACGGTTTCCCTGAGTTTTTTGCAGATCGGCTTTTGCGATTGGTGGTTGCTTAGTCATTTGCATATTCCTTAGCCCAGCGGGGCAGTGATAACGTCTTAATAGCTGGCCATTCATCGGTATTGAGGCAGTCAGCCAGGGTTCGCAGATTGCGGTGATATTCCAGCTGACCTGCCAGTTTTGCTTCTTCGCCCATCATGAAAATTTCAACCGGATAACGTCCGCATTCAATAGTTGTGCTGGCAACCAGAAAAACGAAAGTTGGCTGCACTCCAAACTGTGCTTCATAACCGTCACTGTAGAATGCATCCTGAACGTGATAGCGGTAGTCGTAATAAGCGGTTTTGAATCGTTGAATATCCGCCGTAGTTTTCACGTCCATAATCCAGTGAAATTCAGGGATAATTTTGTCCGGACGGCACCGACACAAAATTCCTGTTTCAGGATCTTCCCAGTAAATTGATGATTCAGCGTGTCCGACGCTTTCAACAAGCCATTGCCCCAGCGGCAAAGCCATAACGCTTTGATACATGAGTTCAATTTTCCAGCCTTCTTCCGCAGTGATAACCGTTTTTCCTGTGCTTGCGCATTCCATCAGAAACGCTTTCTCTTCTTCTTTTCCGGCGTTTGTACGGCGGTTAAATTCAGGTGCTACGATAAAGCGGTTACTGAATTCTTCCGGTTCAAGTACCCGGCAGTGGAAAGCGGTTCCTAAATCGAGCGTTTTTGTCTTTGTGGTGTCCACGGGGGCATTTTTACGCCACAAATACAGTGCCGGAGTATCAGCAATGTCGTCGAGCTGAGACTTACTGACACCGGGACCCGCGTGGTAATTCTCATTCGAAATTCCGTAATAAATACCTGGCTCTATGTCTTCTACGATTACGGGATCTGCGACTTCGCCAGTTTCATCACTGCAATCGTGATGCGGATCGCTGCCAGCATTCTCATTGTGCGGATGTTCAGCGCCTTCCATTTCCTCCGGATCATTTTCCTTAGCTTCAACCTGATTCTCTTCATCGAATGTTTCCTGGTATGTTGCGTCGCCCATCACCGCACCACAGTCAGGGCAGTTATCCCCGCCAGTCTGACCGCAGGCATTGCAGACTATTTCCGGTTCCTGTTGCACTACTGGCTCAGGTTGTTTCACATCCGGGCTGGTTTTTTCCGTTTCTGGCGTGTTTTGTTCCGTTTCTGGCTGGTTCTGGTACACAGAATCGCGAGTCTGGATCCCCTTAACCCATTTCGGATTGTTCGGGTCGCTAATTCCGTCAACAAATTCACCACGTGATGCAGCAAGCAATTTATCGGCATCGACAGGATTTTTTGATGGAATGTTTTTCCGGGCTTTATGGAGTTCTGCCCGCAGTTCCTGATATTTCGCATCAACAGAATTTACCTGTGACTGAGCATCCAGCGGCTGCGTGTCCTGATGATGTTTAGTTGCGTCCGGTTCCATTGTTTCAGCCTCTCCCTGTTCATCTGCCGTTGTTCCAGATGGTTGCGGTTTTTCTTCATCATCCTGTTTTCCTTCTTCTGTTACTCGCTGCGGTATTGGGGCAGAGGAGCGACCGCAGGCAATATCCACGATTTCCGGATCAGGGTTGGCATGATCGGTTTCAGTCAGTACTTTGTTCAGATATTCAGTGACGTGCGCGGGGATGACCTCGATCCCAATTGGTGCTTCTTTTACGGACGCAACCACGATGGCGCGGGAATAATCCAGCCCGCCAGGCATGGTGATGAATTTGTCGCGGAAAACAGAAAAGGGCAGTTTATTTTCAGCGATAATTTCCTCAATGCGTTTAGCGTGTGCCGGATGAAGGTTATAGATGTCCAGATCCATTGAGCGGGCCAGTACGCCAGTGGCTACGTCGCGCGCCAGTGACGTCAGATCGTGTACGAAACCTTCGCCGCGATCGGTGAGGTTTCCGCCGCCAGCATTAGCACCGGAAGCCGTGCGAGTGATGTGTGAAACACGATTACCCTTCATCCACTCTTTTGTCAGCAGTCCTCGATCGGTGTAGTCAGCGTTCAGGTATGCTTCGAAAAAAGCAGTTATCAGTCCCAGGTTTGAATTACCAGGATTAGGGAAAACTTTGTCAGTGTCACGAACCAGTTTGTGGAGTTCGCGAATTTCCAGCGGGTCGAGCAGGCTGGTTTTGTGGGAAACAGCCAGGGCAGTAACAGCCGGTAGTTCTTCAGCCCGAGCAATGTGTAATGCCTGGAGTCCGTCGCGTGAAACGTGCGTTACCGGTTTTTCGCTGCCGTGTTGAGCAAGCCAACGAATGGGCAGTTCCTGGCCAGAAATTGGGAGTAGCATATTCTCCTCAATCTCAGTCATGTCTTCGCCGTTGACGTTGGTATTGCCTTGATAGTGAGCGTTGTCTGGTGCTGCTCCCGGTTTTAGTTCCCATGTCATGGAGTCTTTGCTGAGTTGATAGCGTTCACTCCAGGTAAAATCGATCTCACCTTCAGCGGGCAGGTCATTAACGACAGGAAAATTCGTGGCAACAGCTTTAAAATAGCTGCTCAGTTTTTTACCTGACTTAACGATCAGGTAGTCCAGAGTGGCACAGGTCGATTCAAAATCGTTGCTTGCCCACAGGACGACGTCAGGTTCACCGGATGATTTTTTCGCTTTCCGTAACAGGAAGAGTGGTTTTGTGCTCATTGTTTTTTAACCTCAACTCAGATTAAAATTCGTTTTGTTCAGTGAATGATCTTGCCGGATACACACTGTTCATAGCCTGCGCCATACGCAGGCTATTTCTTTCAGATTTCACCTTTTAATTTCATTGCAATTAGAGTTGCCAGAAATTCGGCTTTTTTTTCTGCGGGCAGATTCTTTCCGATATGCACCAGGCACATTTTTTTGACACCTTCATCAAGTGTTTTTACGTTGCCTGATGGACCATCGATATCAACCACAGTGAATGGGGTTTCTTTATTTTCTGTTTTAATTACGTAGCCAATGCGCTTTCCTTCCAGATTCACCTCGTGAACAATGTCATCGGTAGTTACAACAGTGGCTTCATAATTGGTAATCATGTTTTTCTCCTTAATTAAGGTTGAGCGAATACCTGCCATTTCTGGCATAAATTCAGTTTCGAATAGTCAATTAATTAAAGTTCATGTGCCATCTGGTCTTTTTCGGCACAAGCTTCACTGCAATATTTTCTCGGTTCGTCTTTTGATAAAATCCCGTGCATGAAGTGAAGCATTCTTTCAATAGCTTTGCTTTCTTCAACGTCTTTTTTGCAAAGGTGGTAAGCACATTTTATTTTCTTAGTCATCACCATGACTCCGCCTTTACAGGTAAACCATCACGACCGAGGAAGACTTTAATCATGCGGTCAGTAATGCATGTTTTTGTGGTCAGGTTACGAATATATAGTTTTCGCTTTTTAATATTGTTTGCCGAGGCAATATACGTCCGGCCTTCATGAAGAACATAATCGCCAGGAGTCACACACTGACGTGGTATTTCATCAGTTCCGAAGTGATGTGCAATCATAATTATCTCCATTTTTACAAATGAACTTTGTTGATGCGGTGCCTGGTGCCTCCAGGTGACTGCAACCAGTTAACAATTACAGTCGGCTTTCCCACCCAAACCAATAAGGACTAACATGACTTTTAACTGTGCCACGTGCGCTTAGCCGCATTCACCGCATCACAAAATTCACTTTAAAAAGGGCGGACATCAGCCGAACTTCAAGAAAAAAACTGATGCCGCCAGGACTACACACAGCAATGTCGTTATTTACAACCGGAGGCGCACTCCCACCATTTAAATTTAACAGACAAGACCGACTCTTTATGGATATCGGAAATGCGCCTTCGTGTTGTGTCCGGTTTTATTTCACCACCTCCGGGCTTTGGTGGTTTCTGCTATACCCCTACAGCGAGAATATTGAATTAATCCAAATAATGGATTAGCAAGTATTTCTGGCAAGCCAGCGACGTGCGCCTGTTTCTGTTTTAAATGTTTTGCTTTTGGTATACGTCATAGCAGTGAACGTTCCATCTTGGTTGGGGAACACGCCGCACACCATGGATTCGTTATTGCCGAGGTCGATTTTTTGCATTTTTCGCACCTCACATCTTGTTGTTGCGGATAGAGGCTTCTGCCTGCCAGAGATCCCAGTCGTTGCTGCGTAAAGCCTGCACAGCCTGGTTGTAAGTGATGCCGCAACAATCCATCAAATACTGAACTACTTCGTAATGCACCATCTTATCTCTCCCCTTAACGCCGGGTGGCGGAACTAACTGCTGCACTGCAAAATTTGAATCCCGCCGTCATGTTCATACGCCTCGGGCTGGCTACTTAACCCCTTACCACTGCCTGGTAACTCGAAGTATTGCCCTGCGTTCTGTGGGGCGGGGTGGGTTGATAGGTATATAATGTACTTTGTGTTCATTGTTGTAAAGTACTTTAAGTACATTTTGTGTGTAAAAAAATGAGATGGGATAAAGTGAAGCACAAACCCGGAGGGGGACGCTACCGGATTTATGCTGGTTTAAGAGGCTTTTTGTTTTTTCTTTCGTGCTAACTCTTCGTAAATTGCATTGTACTTCTGTTTTTTCTCCTCAAGAGTTTTTAAAAGTTCATCTGTCTCACTGTCAGGGAGCTCGTCCAGAAGGTCAATGATGATTTTTTGTCTTGGATTTAACTCCTGATAGAAACGTACCTGTCCACTTTCTTCTGTATCCTCTCCCAAAAGATAGGTTGGTGTTGTTCCAATGAGTGTTGCTAATTCCCTTAATTTCTCTCGGCGAGGAATTGTTTCGCCATTAAACCATTTGCTAACCGCTTTTGGTGTTAATTTCATTCGACGGGCAATTTCTGCCTGCCTTCCATGTTGTTCATAACCAGCGTTTTCACAGGCTAGCGCAAGCCTACTGGCGAACTCTTTACGCGCTTTATCTTCATGAACCATAAGTTCAATGATATTCGCTCTTGAATGTACTGTCAGTTCTGTTATAGCATGTACTCAAAGTTCACATTGTGAGGGTGATATGAACCAGAAAACACTTGAAGATGTAATCAAAACTGTTCGCGTTTCTGTTGTGGCCGACGTTTGTGGTGTCAGCCAAAGAGCAATCTACAAATGGATGGATAACGGAAAATTGCCTCGCACAGAATATACCGGCGAAACAAATTACGCTGAAAAAATCGCTCATGCATCAAACGGATTATTTTCTGCCGATGCAATTTTAACTATTGGCAGAAATAAAACTACTACGAAAAAGCAGATGGGAGTTGATTCATGAAAATCAAGCATGAGCACATCGAATCAGTGTTGTTAGCCCTGGCAGCCGAAAAAGGGCAGGCATGGGTAGCCAATGCAATTACTGAAGAATATCTGCGCCAGGGGGGCGGCGAATTGCCCCTGGTTCCAGGCAAGGACTGGAACAATCAGCAGAATATCTATCACCGTTGGTTGAAAGGTGAAACGAAAACGCAAAGAGAAAAAATTCAGAAGCTGATCCCAGCAATTCTGGCAATCCTTCCGCGCGAGCTGCGTCACCGACTCTGCATCTTCGATACCCTGGAGCGCCGTGCATTACTGGCGGCGCAGGAAGCGTTAAGTACGGCAATTGATGCGCATGATGATGCAGTCCAAGCCGTTTACCGGAAAGCGCATTTCAGCGGCGGCGGGTCTTCCGACGATTCTGTCATTGTTCATTAAGCAAAAGTTTTCATGCTGTTTGTGCTTATTCTAAGCAACCGGGCAGCATCATACGGGGCAATTATGGCCGCATTACCATACATGCAACTGTACATAGCTGATTATCTGGCTGACACCATGCATTTGTCAGCAGAGGAGCACGGTGCGTATTTGTTGCTGATGTTCAATTACTGGCAAACAGGAAAGCCAATACCCAAAAACAGGCTGGCAAAAATTGCCCGTCTGACTAACGAGCGATGGGCTGATGTTGAACCATCCTTGCGGGAGTTTTTTTGCGATAACGGCGAGGAATGGGTGCATCTTCGGATTGAGGAAGATCTGGCATCAGTCAGGGAAAAATTAACAAAAAAATCAGCCGCAGGAAAAGCATCTGTTCAGGCCAGAAGAAGCAGAAAGGAAGCAGATGTTCAAACAAAACAAGAGAGAAATTTAACAGGTGTTCAAACAGATGTTGAAGTGGTGTTTGAACATGATGCCAACACAAAGGCAACTAATAAAGATACAGATAAAGATCTAAAAACAGATCCCCCCCTAAATCCCCCCCGGGGGAATCGAGGTGTCAAAAAGTTTGACCCTCTGGATATTGCTTTGCCGAACTGGATTTCTGTCTCGCTCTGGCGTGAGTGGGTTGAATTTCGCCAGGCATTGCGTAAACCGATTCGAACGGAGCAGGGCGCTAACGGGGCGATACGGGAGCTGGAAAAATTCCGCCAGCAGGGTTTTTCACCTGAGCAGGTGATTCGACACAGCATCGCCAATGAATACCAGGGCTTGTTCGCGCCAAAAGGTGTTCGACCTGAGACGTTACTCCGACAGGTTAACACCGTCTCGTTACCGGATAGTGCGATCCCGCCAGGCTTCAGGGGGTAACTGACCATGAAAAATATTGCGGCAGGCGGCGTTCTTGAACGTATCCGCAGACTGGCCCCGCCACATGTAACCGCCCCATTCAAAACGGTAGCGGAGTGGCGCGAGTGGCAACTTTCCGAAGGCCAGAAACGTTGTGAGGAGATCAACCGTCAGAATCGTCAGTTGCGGGTGGAAAAAATTCTGAATCGCTCTGGCATCCAGCCATTGCACCGCAAATGCTCGTTTGCGAATTACCAGGTGCAGAACGACGGTCAGCGATACGCGTTGAACCAGGCGAAATCTATCGCTGATGAACTGGTTACCGGATGCACAAATTTCGCGTTTAGCGGAAAACCTGGTACCGGGAAGAACCACTTAGCGGCAGCGATCGGGAATCGCCTGCTGAAAGACGGTCAGACAGTGATTGTGGTTACCGTGGCTGATGTTATGAGTGCCCTGCACGCCAGCTATGACGATGGGCAGTCAGGCGAAAAATTTTTGCGGGAACTGTGCGAAGTGGATCTGCTGGTTCTTGATGAAATTGGCATTCAGCGCGAGACGAAAAACGAGCAGGTGGTACTGCACCAGATTGTTGATCGCCGGACAGCGTCGATGCGCAGCGTGGGGATGCTGACAAACCTGAACTATGAGGCCATGAAAACATTGCTCGGCGAGCGGATTATGGATCGCATGACCATGAACGGCGGGCGATGGGTGAATTTTAACTGGGAGAGCTGGCGTCCGAATGTCGTCCAGCCAGGAATTGCGAAGTGATTTTTACCGGGAGGAAATTTTAATGGAGACTGTTTTTTGACGCACTTAAAGCAATGGGAAAAGCCATGTCGGTAGAGCTAGCGTGGTTGTCCGCTTTGTGCCAAAGGCGGATGTTGATAGCACCTATCTGCATCAATCCATGGGGAACAGTTCACAACTTTATCGATATTGTTAATAAGTTCTTTAATTGGGGAGAACCCTCTCCCCAAACAGTCAACCAAAGTGAACTGAAATTATTTCGTCTATTTTATTTTTATACTCTATTCTAGAAGAATCATCGAAAGGTCGCTTAAGTGTTGAGGTTAGTATCTCAAAGATTGAGTCGGTATATTTTTCATCACTGAAAACAATTTTTACCTGGCTAAAATTATCTTTAAACTCAGTGTAAGTAAATACTAAAATCTCGTTTAAAGTATTGAATGCTTCTTTTTCAATATCTTGAGAATCTAAAGACTCCTCGGTTACCCTTTGCGATAGTTTATTTATCAAAGTTGTTAATGCGCCGGCGTCAGGGGAATCATCTTTCACTAGCAATGCCAGAGTATCGATTAAATTTGAATCGTTTTCCTTGAAGAAATAATCCTCATCAATAATTGCTAAAACACCATCTTTAATTGCGGAGCTCTCAATTTTCATTTCTAACATTGAAAGTCTTTCAATTGCTCTTTGGGGAGTGTAAACCAACCATTCTTTATATTTATCTTTTTGTCTTACTATATTCCTGAGTGTGTGCTGAGTTGCATCCCATGTAATTAGCATAGGGATTTGACCGACTCCCTTTTCATCGCAGTGTATGCTGTCATCAGATAAGGTTAATGCAGCATAAATATCATTATTAATAGTTCGTGGATTTCTTTTTTTTGGACCAGATATTTGCCTAGAAAACTTCCTGGCAACTTCCTCAATGATTCTATCTTCCTGATAAACTGAGGTTGAAATAACTTCAATTCTATTTAGATTTAAATACTGAGAGACTGAACGAATTAGTTTATAAAACTTTGCATCGATAGAGCCAGATGTATCTTCATAGCCAATAAAATCTTCTAAAAAATTTTCGAAATTGTAACTACTAGGTTTGCTTTTTTAATATTTATATATGTATTAAAAAATACGTTTTTAGAATTACCTATCTTCCTAACTAATTCATCATTGGCAAAAGAACTAATTTTCATTCCATTTAATAAATGTCGTACTGTTTCTTCAAGATGTTCTTGGGTTACACGAATGTGTCTGTTTTTAAGGTTAAATACTATTTTCTTTAACGTTTTAACAGTGCTTATCGATTTTTCACTGTTAGAAATTTTATCGTATCTTAATGCAACAAGATATGGAATCAATACTGGGGCATCTAGGTATAAAAAAAACGTTTTATTGTCAATATATCTTTCAAGTTTCTTTTGATTTAATAGAGTTATGCATAGCCTTGATGAGCAATAGTCTGAAAGATATTCATTTCTCCCAGATAACTCAACAAGCTCATTAGCTAATTTTGAAGACAATGAGTTGTTTATTTTTCCTTTTTCAGTTATCAATTTTTCCAGTTGTTTAATAATTCCTTTAACAATTTGATTTCTTGGGGATTCGAAGTTTAATTCATTAAGCTGTAGATTGACCGACTCAGCATAAGCCTCCTTAATTAGGTCAAGAACCTCGGTGGATATATTTTCACTAAAGTATTTTGAGGTCGCATTACCAATTATTGTTAAAACCTCATTCCTTTTGGCTATTTCTTTTAACTCAAGATTCCTGATTCTCTTACTTTCAACCTCAGACAGACTGTATAAATCTCCATCAAGGATAATTCGATTATCTCGCTTTAAAAGATACAATCTATTTTTAAGAGTTTCATTGTGTACCCCAAGAATTTGGGTTTCATTGATTAAATCATGCTCTGACTTCCCTTGACCTGTAAGTAATGAAACTATGTATGAATCAATAATTACATTCTTTAAATTGGCAGCATCTTTACTTAACACCAGATATTCGTAAAATGCTATTTCTTTTATGTCCAACTCATCCTTTTTAGAGGATTGATAATTGTGAACTTCCTCAAGAAGAAAGGTTAATATCTCCGGATAATCATTGGTGATTTTTTGAGATATTCTATTTGCGTCATAAAACTCGAGGGTTATCCCATAATTTTTTCTGGCATTGCTTTTTAAAACTTCAAGCTTGCTTTCAGATATTTTGTGGCTCCAAAAAAAATTCAATACAGGAGGGTAATTATATTTTTTAATTAAATCATCTGTTTTGATTAAGTCTTCTTCAAGTTTATCTTCTAAACCTTTTTTTATAATAGATACCTGTATTACCTCTCTTATTTCACGACCTCTTACTGAGTAAACGACGTCCTTGCCTCCGTCATAAGGGCCATTTGTAATATAAGCATCTGCATTAAACATTCGCTGTAAAAAGCGTCTAACAACCTCTTCGAAATCATTAAACCGCTCAATTGATGAAATAAATAGAATATTATTATCCATATCCGTTTGATTCCTCGTATTAAAAAAACAAGCCATAGGGGATATATAACCATTAATTCGCGATTTTGTAAATTTAATTACCTACTATTGACATGAACATACTTCACAAAAAAGTAGCAATCTTGCTAAGGAAAGATCATAAATCATTGATGTAAATACCTTTATGGCTAAGTGCCAATATTTTGACCACCCCTGATACAAGTAACTCAATGTCCAATACTCGCTCATAAGGGACAACCGTACTCAAATCTCCAGCATTGCAGGAGATTTGATTATGAACATGTAACAGTGGAACAAAGACCGTATCATAGGCCAAAAAAGACAACTCCAGATATCTCATATCTGAGGGAGCCGAATCCGGCTTGAACTGGAAGGTAAAACGCGTGATTTAGCTCAGTTCAACATGGTCTTAGACAGTAAGCTACGAGGCTGTGATCTGGTGAACCTCAAAGTATCTGATGTTGCATATGGCAGCTCGGCTTCAAGCAGAGTAATGGTGCTGCAACAGAAAATCGGTAGCCCTGTGCAATTTGAGATAACCAAAGGGACAAGAGAAGCTGTTGCTGCATTGATAAAGCTTGGCAATTTGCACAGTAAAGACTTCTTGTTTCGGTCTCGGATCGGAACGAACCGGCACATATCAACCCGGCAATACAGCCGAATTTTTCATGGGTGGGTAGAAAAGCTTGGTCTCGAAGCTTCGCTTTACAGCACACACTCCATGAGAAGAACAAAACCTTACCTGATCTACAAGAAAACCAAGAATCTTTGGGTGATCCAACTTCTGTTGGGCCATAGGAAACTGGAAAGCACAGTCCGTTATCTGGGCATTGAAGTCGATGATGCGTTAGAGATCTCTGAATCGATTGAAGTCTAAGGTTGTCAGTGCTGCAACAGCAGCCCTGTGCCAGAAGCGGAAGTTGAACCCATGCGCTATGTTAAATTGTGAGGAGTAGATCACTTTTTATGCTCCTAAACTTAAATACTAGATCAGCATTATCGACCAAATCCACATATAATAAATAATTAAATAGTACATTTATATGTTTAGTTTTAAATCGAAGCTTGTCATTCAGTTCGTATGAACAGTTAAGGAGTCACTTTGTTATTGGAAAAAGATAAACTTGATGAGTTTAGTAAACGTGCGGATGAATACATCATCAAAGGTGATCACGTTTCTTTATCTTCATTAATAGAGAGTTTTACAGAACGGGATTTCACCTTTACTCACCAATTAGACGAGGCTCATTATCTTTACTGCTTAGGAAATTGTTACTCTGTACTTTATGAAACACGTAAAACTGAGTGGTATTCAGATGATTTGATGAAATCGGTCATCTTTTACAGGAAAGCTTTACATGCGCTACCTAAAGTAGACTGAAGAGAACATGATAATAATACTCATGCATATAATAGTCTTAGGTCTATGATTGAGACAAATTTAGCTAATCGCCTTTCATCACAAGGTAGAACGTTATGTTGCATTCCCCACTATGATAAAGCTATTTCTATAGATAATAATCTCGTTGCAATTATAGCAAAAGCCAATAATGAAATTTTTCTTGGGCTTTCACTTTATGATAATGGACATTCAGAATATCATTACTATATCGCTTATGAACTTGTGAAAAAAGGTTTTGAGAATATTGATCAACTATATCCTGAACAAAGAGTGCCACTTGAGAAAGGCGGCAAATTATTCAACTTTAAAAAATGGTTCGAGGAGTTATTCGAAACATCGGACTTCGATTACTTTAAAGAATACACTGAAAAAACCACATGTAGAAAACAGAAAAACTATTTAGAATGGTGCGCTAGTAAAAGACTCTTTCTTAATGATTTGAATGATGCTTGCGAGTACCCGATTACTTATCATGATGTTTTCGAATTCCCCTCATTCGTTCAATCGCTTAATAGTTCTCTCACCATGTCTGAAGAATTATCTTATCACGGTAATTATGATGAATTAAAAAATGATTACTGTTATGCTCGGTACTTGATTTTTTCTTCAAAAGATATACCTGATGATAACCCTCATATATTCAACTCGACATATCAACACGTTGAGGATATGACTTACTCAATTAATAACTTGAAGATTGCTCAGTATAAGTCAGCATTCAGAATAGTATATTCAATTTTTGATAAAGTAGCATATTTAATTAGTCGCTTCTTTGATTTGAACGATCTGAAACATGACAAAATAATCAGTATAGATAATTTATTCCGTGACTTTACAAGTAATAATACTAAATGGAAACCACATAAAAAGCTGAAAGATAGCGACAATCATTTCATTCACGCTTTATTCTATATATTAAAAGATATCCGTAAAGTTGGTGACTCTGATTCAGCAACAAAGTGGTTAGATCCAAATGCAGTGGCATTTGCAGAGATTAGAAATGCCATGGAACATCGTTCATTAAAAATAGTTGATGATTTTGGCTATGAACTTGCAACATCATATAATACTTATAATGATGGTGAATTTAGAAAGATCCAAGAAGAAGTTAATGTACTACCAGATAAAATCCGGGATGAAAAATTAAAAATGAAGCAAGCAAAAAAAGATGGGGATAATTGTTTAGCGCAACAACTCGAAGATGGTGTTAATAAGATGAGTTTAAGACTTACAGATCTAAAATCAAAGATCTATGAAAAAGAAAAACTATCTTCCCACTCTCTATTAATACCAATAAGCCAATTTGAATCAAGGCTCATGCAACTCATTGGATTAGCTAGAAACTCAATAATCTATTTATCATTAGCTATCTATTTTGAAGAGCGCAGGCGTTCAAAAGATGGTATCCACATGTCAAGAGAAGTACCACTAAAGCAAAGTTTTTGATTGTCCCAAGAGCATTATTAATGTCAAGGTGAAACTTATTCCATATGGGGGCATTAATGCCCCTGACCTGCTCCCATAAATTGACATACCCCAATGTCAGGTCCGCTCCTCGCTCAAAGCGGACTAGAAGGTTAGCTTGCGTCGGACTTAGCGTATTTAAAGAAGTGCTGGTGGTGACTGGTTGTTGTGTTCCATTTCTACAGAACAAAATCACAGAAACTATACCCAATAGTTGTTTTGAATCACTGACGAGACAGCCTCATATTTATCAGGGCAGGTGCACGTCCAATACAGGAGGTTGTCGTGCTGGTTCTCAAGTGTGCGTTGGCTATTGCGGCTGTGGTGGCAATTTATTGTCTTGCTATTGTTCTTATGGATCGCCTTTCTGATTGATTTCATATTGGCGAGGTAACGGGGGTTAAATAGTATGGCTGCGGGGGCTTGAGGCTATCTGCCTTGGGCATGAAAATCAAAGGCAGATAGAAAAAACCCCAGTTGATATTACGCATCCGGCAAGAGGCTTAACATTAATCTGGGGCCCAATCTATGCCTTACAAACGTAGGTTAGTCTCTTACGTGCTGAAAGGCAAGAAGAAGCGGGCTATGAAGCAGCAAAAGGCGATGTTAATCACCCTGATCGTCATCTGTTTAATCGTTATAGTGACGGTACTGGTAACGAGGAAAGACCTCTGCGAGGTACGAATCCGAACCGACCAGACGGAGGCCGCTGTCTTCACAGCTTACGAACTTGGGGAGTAAGAGGACCAGCGGGGAGAAATCCCCGCAACCTCTGATGTATTATGCATTCTCAACGCAGCCACAGTTAACCTGATTGGCGGGTTTACTTCATCTGTAAATATTTTTATAAAAATAATGCCCACGCACAGCATAAAACAAAAAGTATTACAGATAAAAAAGGAACGTAATGTGCAGATTTGTTGTTTTCCATATTTACTCACCTTAATATGATTAACCCTGATAGGGTTGTTATTTCAGCGGTTTTCAAATGAGATATTATGGTGATCTGGCAGATTTGCATAACATTAAAATTTAATTTGTTTAACCGTTTTTAATAATAAGCGTTGTTTTTATCCCAGCAATCTGTTGTTTGGTTTTTATTCCATCAATGTGGGGGCTTTACACTGGAGCCAGTTTATTTATACTTCATACGTCAGCCTGAACAACTGGCATCTGCTGCACTGCGCCATCGAGAGATTGAGAAATGGCGCATATACAACTGGTCAAACAAACTTCTTCTGGTTTACTTCTCCCGGCGACGCCGGAGAGTTGCGATTTTCTGCATCAAATCAAAATAGGTGAGTGGATACACGCAGACTTTAAGCGTGTGCGTAACTACGCATTCCACAAGCGTTTTTTCAAACTCCTGCAACTGGGTTTCGATTACTGGACTCCGGTCGGTGGGGCGATCACGCCTCGCGAACGAAAACTGGTGTCCGGTTTCGTTGATTACCTGTGTGAATCAGTAGGCCGGGAACATACGCCAGCTCTGAGCGAAGCCGCAGAGCAATATCTGAATACAGTTGCGACACACAGAACCCGTGATACGGCATTGCTAAAGTCGTTTGAGGCTTTCCGCGAGTGGGTAACCATTCAGGCCGGATTTTACACCGAGCATATTTATCCGGACGGTAGTCGTGGGCGTCGGGCGAAATCCATCGCGTTTGCGAATATGGACGAAACCGAGTTTCAGCAGGTTTATAAATCTGTACTGAATGTGCTGTGGAACTGGATTCTGTTCCGTAAATTTTCCTCTCCGGAACAAGTCGAAAATGTGGCCGCGCAGCTACTGGAGTTTGCGTAATGGTGGATTTACGTAAAGCGGCGCGGGGCCAGATGTGCCAGGTCAGAATCCCTGGCTACTGCAATCGCAATCCCGAAACTTCTGTGCTGGCGCATTACAGGTTGGCAGGGACGTGCGGAACAGCGTCAAAACCACACGATATGCAGGCAGCGATTGCCTGTAACTCATGCCACGATTTAATCGACGGGCGGGTAAAAACCAGCAATTACACCAAAGAAGAATTACGCCTGATGCATGCAGAAGGTGTTTTTCGCACGCAAGAAATCTGGAGAAAGGAAGGTTATTTATGATTTACCCAACAAATACAGGCAAAAGCGGGGAACACCTTCGTCTCACCACGCTGGAAAGTGTCTGGATTCAGGGAAAACTGCGCATGTGGGGGCGCTGGTCGTATATTGGCGGCGGTAAGACGGGGAATATGTTTAACCAGTTGCTGGCATCCCAAAAAATGACAAAAACAGCCATCAATGAAGCCCTGCGCAGATTGAAAAAAGCGGGAATTGATAAACCAGAGTTGGAAGCATTTTTGCGTGAGATGATCGAAGGAAAGCAAAAAAGCTGGTTAACTCACTGCACTGATGCAGAGGCGTTATGTATTGATCGAGTCATAAGTGAGGTGCTGGCAGAGCATCCAGGATTGATTTGCATTCTCCGGCAACGCTATGAAGGGCGGGGGATGACTAAGCGCAAAATGGCTGAATTGCTAAATGATGCACACCCAGAGTGGTGTTTTAGCACATGCGAAAAACGGATTGCTAATTGGTTAGCTGTTGCTGAGTATGCCCTATATATTCCCATGCGTGAATCATTTGCTGAGAAAATGGCTTGATTTCTTACGTATAAACTGCTTCAATTTTGCTATGCTTCGCAAAGCTGTATCGCGAGGCGAACCAAGCGCATGAACTTTGATACAACCCGCCATTGAGCGGGTTTTTTATGTCCGAAAAACGGCAGAGAACATAAAACGTGCTGGTGGTTGCGAATACTGGTCTTTCGGCTTGTATTTTTGTAAATCGATATATACTTATCTTGTGACCAGTAATGTCAGGGCAATTGATATGAATGAAGCCTGTTCTGTTGTTTTTGTTCATTCCCCGTTTGTTGTGCTCTTTGAAGGAAAAGAGCTCTCTCTTGAAAGTGGTAGTGCACTTCTTGTCAGGGGGGGAGCTGGATCGTTATTGCCCTTTTCGGAATGTTTTCGGCGAATAAGTCTCAGTGAATCGACAATTAGCCGTTACCTGTTGTGTGGAGACGAAAAACAGGATGTAGTTTTAGTCCGGCAAATACCACGATATCTTTACGTGAGTTTTCCCAAGGCAGAATTGATGGGCATCCTGATTGATTATCTTTGTGAGGAAAAGATTCATACGGACAATTTAGCGGAAATGCTTTCCTTTTCGTGTCTGGCGTTTTTCTCATCAGAGAAAATGTTTTCGTCGTTTCTGACCGCGTGTATTAGCAATATTAGTGACAGGCTTAGTGCATTGTTTCGTACGGACATTGCAGCAAACTGGACTCTGAGAGATGTGTCTTCGCGGTTATGTATCAGTGAAAGTTTGTTAAAAAAAAGACTGAAAGAAGAAGGCACCTGTTTCAGTGAGTTGTTGCTTACAGAGAGAATGAGAATGGCAGCAATGCTGTTGAATCAATCTCGTTGCGCCATCAACAGAATCGCTGCTCAGTGCGGCTATAATTTTACATCTTATTTTATCAGCGTATTCAGGAGTTATTTTGGTGTTACACCGGCAGGTTACAGGATGGCTGCATTCAATGAGATGAGTTTAAGTGTTACTCAAGAATAATTGAACTTTGCACTCATTGAAAACAGGCACGCTGCGGCGGGCCTTTTTCATTGAGTGCAGGGCGTCGCGCGACTGGCATCGAACTGGAGGAGGAACGTTTTAATCAGACGGTCAGAGAAATAACGCAATATTTTTAATTCAGTAATGATATAAGTTGTATATTTCTGATACAGATGTATACATATATTTAAAAATGAATACCAAATATATTTTGATGTCTGAAAAACTGCCGTTAGTATTTGCGGTGGTCTGGAAGGTGTTTATCTTTTATGTTAACAGGGGTGTTACAGGTCACCTGAAAGACCAGTGCTGGCTCCCGGTAATTCACGTGATTCCGTGAGCCAGTACGGCATGCGGAGATCGTATAATGGCTATTACCATCAATCTTCTGAGTTGATGATGCAGGTTCGATTCCTGTTCTTCGCTCCATCATTACTCTGGCTTTGTGAATTTTTACAGCACTGGCGTTTTTCGTGAGGAACAGACCTTGGTAGTTTTATTATCGTCCCTCATTCTGTTACGAAGGTCTCTTGCAGATTCAGTGCTGTATTTTTTATGAATAAGAAATGGCGCTTGCCTCCGAAAGCAAGCAGCATGGAGCACCGGAAAACCGGTGATGCGCAATCTCTGTGTCGAAAACTATGAATTGAGGCGTTCCTCAGTGCGAGGGTGGTTTATATATTCGATTTAGCGGGAAACCACAGTATCCATGTAAAGTGGAATACTTCGGGAGGCACCCGACGCCTTGATTTTTATTACAATAAAAATGATTTATTCTCATGCATAGACCAACCGCCTCTACCGGGCGGTTTTTTTTATTCAGTTTTGTATGGCTCGCTCCGGCGGGCCTTTTTCATATCCGCGCCGCGCCCGGCGCACATCACATCAGATAACACCACACAAAAGGCATCTGCGGGTGCCTTTGACAGGGTGTTTTTACGGGCCGCTGGAGGCCCTTTTTTATTTGTGGGAGGAAAAAGCATGTCTGAACCCTTATCCGGTTCCGGTACGGCTGTGGCGCTCGGCGGGGCGACGGTATTCGGGCTGTTTACCGGAACGGATTTCGGGATTGTGTTTGGTGCGTTCGCCGGGGCGTTATTTGTGGCAACGATGCCGCAGGCGCTTTCAGCCTGGCGTGTGGCGGCGCATTTTCTGGTGTCGTTCATTATCGGCGTGCTGGGCGCAGAGGTTCTGGCATCCTGGCTGGTAAAGCATACAGGGTTTGACGGTGCGCCTGTCGACGCACTGTGTGCAGTGCTGGTGTCAGTGGTGTCGGTGAAGATTCTCTCGTTCATCCACCAGCAGGATATTGCATCACTGGTGTCCGGCCTGTTCTCCCGTCTGCGGGGTGGAGGAGGCGGCAATGTTAAGTAACATTCCCGGATTGCTGAATGTAGCGTTATGCACGGTTATCGTGCTGACGCTCTTTTTTTATCGTCGCCGTGATTCCAGACATAAACCGCTGATGTCATGGCTGGCGTGGCTGCTGATGCTGCTGTATGCCTTTGCGCCCCTCAGCTATCTGTGTGGTCGCCCGTTAGCAACGGGCTGGCTGGAAGTGTTTTTTAACCTGCTGTTCTGCGTGCTGGTGATACGCGCACGCGGGAACGTCACAAAAATCTTTCCATTGTTGAGGTGAATATGTCGGGTAAATTCAGATTCAGCCGTCGCAGTGAAAAAAATCTGGAGGGCGTTAAACCACAGCTGGTTGCTGTCGTTCGCCGTGCGCTGGAGCTGACGGAGGTTGATTTCGGTATTACGGAAGGGCTGCGCACGAAAGAACGCCAGAAACAGCTGGTCGCGGAAGGGAAAAGCCAGACCATGAACAGCCGCCACCTGACCGGTGATGCGGTGGATGTTGTTGCCTGGGTTGGCAGCCAGGTGTCATGGGACTGGCCTCTGTACGAGAAAATCGCGCAGGCATTTAAGCAGGCTGCCGCAGAGCTGGGAACTGCCATCGAATGGGGCGGGGACTGGAAAACACTGAAAGACGGGCCTCACTTTCAGTTGAAACGCTGATAACCAGGTGTGTTATGAGCAGAAAACACTGGACACACAGAATGCCGCGAACGGCGGCGAAATGGGCACTGGTAGCGATACTGGTGCCTTTTTTCTGGCGGGATGCGTCAGTCTGGATAAGGCGCGCCAGCTTTTCGATACATCTTCTCAGGTTTGTGAAATTGTCGACGGTGTTCGGCAGTGTATGCAGAACTGATCGCCTGTAATAGCAGAATATTTTGCTGAAAAATGAAGGGTGCGTCAGCGTCCGGAAAGTATGAAATTCTGCTGCGTGTGCCAATTTTATCTTATTCATTCTAAATCTTGCCGAATCAAGATGAACTTTGATCAACTGCCTGGCGGCAAGGGGCATTAAAACAGGAGAAAATTATGTGGACACCTACAGGTGACAAGTTAATCACCGCGTTGATTGACGGCAAGCCACAATACTTACGCATTGAAATGAGTGGTCAGCATGCTCGTTTGATTTGTGAGTAACAGGCATTACAGCAGCCCTTCAGTGTGAGGGGCTGCGATAATGTCAAAGCTCGTTATCAGCACCCGCCGCGCACCCAGCGCACTGGCCGATAGTGGGCTTTTTTATTCATAAAGCGAGGCTGTATGAGCGAGAAATTGAAGATCGTCTATCGCCCGTTACAAGAACTATCTCCGTATGCACACAATGCCAGGACACACAGCCCTGAGCAGGTGGCACAACTGGTAGAAAGCATTAAGCAATTCGGCTGGACTAATCCAGTGCTGATTGATGAAAAGGGCGAAATTATTGCGGGTCACGGTCGTGTTATGGCGGCTGAAGTGCTCAAAATGGATTCGGTTCCGGTCATTGTTCTGTCTGGTCTGACGGATGACCAAAAAAAGGCGTACCGCCTGGCAGATAATCGCCTGCCGATGAATGCTGGCTGGGATGAAGATCTGTTACGGATGGAGCTGTCGGACCTAATCAATGCTGATTTTGATGTCTCCCTGACAGGATTCAGCCCAACAGAAATTGATGAATTGTTGACGGATGTTTTGCCAGGTACAGGAAATGAGGAGGAGCCGTACACGACGAAAATTGATACGCCTGTTTATGAGCCGTCAGGCGATAAACCGGATATCAGTGAACTGTGCGACGATACGAAAACTCAGGAGCTGGTCAGCCGGATACGTTCGGCGTCCCTTGAGCCTGATATCGAAAAATTCCTCCTGTGCGCGGCAGAACGTCACACGGTGTTTAATTTCAGCAGAATTGCGGACTATTACGCTCACGCCCCCGCTGAAATTCAGAACCTTTTTGAGGAGTCGGCGCTGGTGATCATTGATTATCAGCAGGCTATTGAAAATGGATTTGTCCGGATGACGCAGCGCATGGTGGAGATCATGCATGGCGGGGAGGAGGAGGAATATGCGTGATGATTTTTGCGCCTTTATTCTGACTCACGGGCGCCCGGACAAAGTTCTGACTTACCGGACGTTGCGTCGTGCTGGCTATACCGGGAAAGTTTTTATCGTTGTTGATGATGAAGATAAGACACGGCATCAGTACATAGCTGAATTTGGTGAACAGGTGCTGGTGTTTTCCAAAGCCGATATAGCCAGTCGTTTTGACGAAGCCGATAATTTCGGTGATCGCCGCTCAATTTTTTACGCCCGTAATGCCTGTTTCGACCTGGCAAAACTGGTCGGGTGTAAATACTTCATTCAGCTCGATGATGATTATCACGAGTTCCAGTTTCGGGTGGATCGCAACTATGACCAGGCCTATTTCCCGATAAGAAAACTGGATGCGATCCTTTCTGAAATGCTGGCGTACTACGAATCAATACCTGCGCTTTCCATCGCTATGTCGCAGGGCGGGGATTTTCTTGGTGACAATGGCGGCCATGCTTCGTGGGTGAAACGCAAGGCAATGAACAGCTTTATCTGTTCGGTTGATCGACCGTTCTCATTCATGGGGCGCATTAACGAGGATGTGAATACGTACACGAATCTCGGTCGCTGTGGTGAATTGTTTATGACGATCGGTGCTGTCCAGTTAGGGCAGAAACAGACGCAGAAAAACAGCGGCGGAATGACCGAGCTGTATCTGGATTCCGGAACCTACGTTAAAAGTTTTTACTCCGTCATGTATGCGCCCTCGTGCGTAAAAATCTCACTGATGGGGGCCAGCCATAAACGCATTCACCATCAGGTCACTTGGAACAACGCTGCAGTAAAAATCCTTCACGAAAAATACAGGAAGAAGACACCCTGCATATCAATGGGGGTGACAAATGATTCCGTATTCGAAAGTCGAGTCTCTGGCAGCGTGCCGGATGACTGCACAACAAATCGCTGACGTTCTGGATGTTGATCTGAACCGACTGAAAGAAAATCGGGAAGCAATGACAGATTTTTACGCATCCATCCGTAAGGGCAGAGCGAAAGGTGAAGCCGAACTACGGGCGGCATTGTTTAAGCTTGCCAGAAAAGGGGATGCCTTTGCCCTGCGTGAACTACTCAGGGTGGATAAAAATCAGGACTAACTAATGAGCAGACCGGACTGGGGGGCGTTGCAGCAGGAATATATTGCTGAATACACCCGCTCCGGTGTATCTCCGGTGGCATGGTGTGAGGCAAGGGGACTGAATTACGCAACAGCCCGTCGTTACATCAAAAAACCTCCGAAAAATGCGCAGACAGAAATGCGCAAAACTGCGCAACAAAGTGCGCAGAAAAAATCTGCGCAGACTGCGCAAAAGCGGAACGGAAAATCTCAGAAAAAAAAGCCAGTATCCGATGCGTGCCTGAATGAGGGCGACGCGGAGGAATTTTCGTTCTGCCCCGATGAATTCGGCATTTCTGACCAGCAGGCTAAGTTTGCGATGCTTGTTGCTCAGGGGAAAAAGCCGACAGAGGCATACCGACTGGCTGGTTATGAGGGGCAAGGTGCGACAGCTAACAGCAACGCCAGCCGTATGCTTAGAAATGCCAGGGTTTATCGTGCTATCAGCTACTTCCGCAATCAGTATCAGAAACGCTATACCGCAGACCTGGATTTACTGGTGAGTCAGTTGATGGCTATTGTCCAGGCCGACCCCAATCAGTTGGCACAATTTCGCCGTGTTAACTGCCGTTATTGCTGGGGCGAGAATCATCTCTACCAGTGGCGTGATATTGCAGAATTCGATAAGGCAGCGGCACAGGCCTCCAGAGATGGCAAACCCGAGCCGGAATATGGAGGCCTCGGCTTTGTTGATAACGCCATACCCAATCCGGATTGTCCGAAGTGCTGCGGTGAGGGAACGGGACAGCTTTATATGGCTGATACCACTCTGCTTGATGGGGATGCGCGACAATTATATGCAGGGGCAAAGCTCGGGAAATTTGGTGTTGAGATCCTGCTGGAGGATAAGGCTGCCGCCCGGCGCGAACTTATCAAGCTGATAATGGCGACGAAAGGAAGTTCTGCTGGTGGTGCAACTGACAGTCGCAATGATCTGGAGCTTGAAGGACTGAGGCTTCGCAACGAAAAGCTGCGCACTGAGATTGAAAACCTCAAAAAAGGCGTGGGTGGTGAGAATAACGAAATAATTATCCACAACTCTCTGCCGATGCCGGGAGTGGATAATGTCGATTGAAATCTACCTCCCAAAACCTCATGAGGGGCAAATAGCTGCATGGACGGCGGCAATAGAGGAACGCTTCCACGCGGTATGCTGTGGTCGTCGCTGGGGTAAAACGGTGATGCTGGTAAACATCGCTACCAGTTTCGCTACGCGGAAATTTGCCGTTCCTACCACCGGGCAACTTATCGCGGGTAGGGTGGGGATTTTTACCGCACAATACCGCCAGTACCAGGAAATCTGGGATGAAATTAGCGCCGTTCTGCAACCGCTGATCCTCAGCCAGTCAAAAAATGAAAAGCGCATTATTCTCCGTAATGGGGGGCGCATCGACTTTTGGGTAACGGACAATAACAAACTGGCCGGGCGTGGGCGTAAATATCACGCTGTGCTGATTGATGAGGCAGCATTCACTAAATCGCCGGAAATGCTCGAGGAAATCTGGCCCCGAGCTATACGCCCGACGCTTGTCGATTACCGCGGCTGTGCGTGGGTATTTTCCACACCAAACGGTATCGACGAGAGCAATTTTTTCTACGCGATATGCCACGATGAATCCCTGGGATTTGTCATGCACCATGCGCCAACTTCATCGAATCCGTATATTCCGAAAGAAGAACTGGAGGAAACGGAGAAGAAATCCGATCCGCGCGTCTGGCAGCAGGAATATCTTGCCGAGTTCGTGGACTGGTCCAAAGACGCGTTACTCGATGTCGATAAGCTGCTGGTGGACGGTCAGCCGATTGAGATGCCGCCGTACTGCGACATGATTTTCGCAGTGATGGATACGGCGCTGAAAGGCGGGACCGAAAATGATGGTACTGGCGTGTTGTATTTCGCTTATGAGTCAACGTATTCGGAAGAGCCAAAACTGACGATTATTGACTGGGATGTTACGCAAATTAAAGCGTCATTGCTTCCTGAATATATCCCCGGCGTTTATGACAACCTTGAGCGCCTCGCGAAATTATGCCGTCCGCGTCTGGGCAGCCAGGGAATTTTTATGGAAGACGCCGCGATGGGGGCAATCCTCAACCAGAAGGCGGAAACCGAAGGCTGGGATATGACGCCGATTAAATCGGCACTAACCAGCAAGGGCAAAGACGAACGGGCGGTGATGGCATCCAGCTACCACTATCAGGGGATGTGCAAAATCGTCCGGGAGGCTTACGACAAGACCGTTTCATTCAAGCGCACCACCGCAAACCACCTCATAAAACAAATCGCCGGATTCCACCTGGCGGATAAAGACGCGCATAAACGTGCTGATGACCTTTTCGATTGTTACACCTATGGATTGATCATCGCGCACGGTAATTACGCGGAGTTGTAAAAATCAGGATATTTTTGATGGCAGAGATCGAGATTACTGGCGGCCTCGGTTCAGCACTGATGCATATTCTTGAGGCTGAAGAAATTCAGCCGGGAACCGACATTGGCTATGAATTGTGTAAGCAGCTGTGGCAATTCCATCCTCTGGGCGGAAAACTTGTCGAAAAACCCATACTTATGGCGATGTGTAAGCCGCGTCAGTACAACGTGGAGACAGACCCTGACGAGCGGGTTGTGCGGCGTTTCCAGGAGGTATGGGAACGTATGAAGGTTAACGAGAAGATTAAAAATCTGTTTTTTCTGTCTCGTTGCTACGGTGCCGCAGCGATCGGCGTGGGCACCGACAGTGTTCCATGTCGTGAGCCGCTTCCGACATTCGGACTGACAGAAGATGATGTGTATATCAACGCGTGGGACCCGTTGAACGCTTCTGGTTCGATGGTGACTGACCAGAACCCAAACAGCCCGTTTTTCCAGGAAGCCAATAAAAAGCTGAAGATTGGCGGAAAAGACTGGCATCCGTCACGCACACTGAAAATTTTCAATGGCACACCGATTTATCTGGAGTTTCAGAGTTCATCGTTCGGATTCACCGGGCGAAGCGTGTTTCAGCGCGTTCTTTATTCCCTGAAATCCTATATCAATACGATGGAGGCGAATGATCTCGTCAGCCAGAAGGCAGGCGTGCTGGTGGCTAAAGTTGTGCAGTATGGTTCGAAACTTGACGGGATCATGGCTGCCGCCACGGGACGAAAAAGGGAAAATGTCAAAGAGGCAAAAAATAAAGGTGTGCTTAGTATCGGGAAGGATGAGGACGTTACCTCGCTGAATTTACAAAACATCGATGGCGCGCTAAATGCCGCCCGCGACAACATTATTTCCGATATTGCATCAGGTAGCGATGTTCCCGCGATTCTCATCAAGGAGGAGGCTTTCTCGAATGGTTTCGGTGAAGGAACCGAGGACTCGAAAGCCATCAGCCAGTATATCGATGGTGTACGCCAGCAGATTGAACCTGTGATGGATTATTTCGAACGCCTGGTGCAGTACATCGCCTGGAACGAGGAATTTTATCAGTCGCTGAAAAATGATTACCCGGACATCATAACCGAGGACTATAAAACCACGTTTTACCAGTGGCGGCGCGAGTTTACCGCGACGTGGCAGGAGCTGGTGGAGGAGTCGCCGGACAAACGCCGGGAAAGCGACAGTAAAGTGATTCAACAGGCGATAGCACTTTTCTCTGCCGTGTCGCTACAGGTTGATCCTGAAAACCGTGCCGCCGTCACTGAATGGCTGGCAAGCCTTGTTAATGCCACGCAGACCTATGGCGAAGCTCCACTCATCATTGATGTGGACGCCCTGGCGAATTATGAACCACCGAAGCAGGAGACGCCTGATGGCAATTTCCAGCCGGGCGGGGAGGAAGAAGAAACGGATCAGGACGCTGTATGAGGTTCTGACGGATGCCGTTAACTACTACGTAAATCACGGGTGGGATAGCGAAAAATCATTGCTCGAATGGTGCCGGAAACTCCGTGTAGCCGCTCAGCGAGAAACCCCTGATGATACCGTAGCCAGAAAACATCTCACCGCTATCTACAGCCGTCTTGTCATCGACGGCGGGGCATTACGGGATCAGCCTCCTGACGGCCCTAAAAAAATCACTGTTGAAAAACTGAAACCTGAGTTTCGCAAGGAACTCGACAGGCGAATTTTCGCCAGTGCCAACCTGATAAAACTCAACCGCGAACAGGCTATCGAGAAAACCATACAGCGTTTTCAGGGATGGGTTACGTCCATTCCGCCTGACGGGGTGAGCGAAATTGATCGCCGGGAAGTGAAGTCCGGTTTTCAGAAGTCCGTGAAGGATATGGATTTTATCAGTCGCCGGGTGGCAATTGACCAGGGACATAAGCTGGCGAGCAACGTTAAGTATCTGCTGGCTGTTCAGAGTGGTGCGATTGCTCTGCGCTGGCATTCTAACTGGCGGCGTCCGGGCTACAAATACCGACAGGACCACAAAGAGCGCGACGAGAAAATTTATCTCCTCCGCGATTCGTGGGCGCTGGAGCAGGGGCTTATTAAGCCCGTATATGGTTTTTATGACGAAATCACTGCTGCCGGGGAGGAGGTTTATTGCAGTTGCGATGCTCTGCCGATCTACGCCCCTCAGAAACTACCCGACGAATTTTTAACGGAGAAGGGCAAACGTGAGTTTAACCGAGCTTGAAGTGGCAGAACGCATCAGGGACGGAACCGTACCGTCTCCGGTGAAATTCTCCAACATGTGGTTGGTGAATTTGCGCATAACCGGAACCGGGCTTGCCTATCGCGCCGGGCTGAAAGAGCACGTCTGGCGTGATCCAAAGCTCTATCTGAACGAGGAGTTTTTAAGGCGATGCAATGGCCTTCCGGTTATCACAAACCATCCTGACGACGCAGTTCTGACGGAGGAGGATTTTAAATCGCGGATCGTCGGTAGCGTCATGCTGCCGTATATCCGGGGTGATGAGGTATGGGCGGTGTGCCGCGTTTACCTCCAGAGCATTGTTGAAGAAATCACTGAGGGGGATGTTTCGACAAGTCCGTCGGTGGTGTTCAACAGCACATCAGGAAATGTGGAAGTACAGGAAGGTGACACCAATTTTTTAATCGAGGGCGTTCCTTTCCTGGTTGATCATATCGCCCTGGTGACGAAAGCCCACGGCTCGCTGGGTGTGTGGGATAAAGACCGGATCCCCGCAGGGGTTGAAGTGACAAACACAGGTGAAATCGAGATGGAAAAAGAAGAACTCCAGGCCCTGTTACAGGGGTTGTGAGCGATGCCCTGCAAGGCATTAATCAGAAAATCGATGGTGTCGTTACGCGCATGGACTCACTGGAGCAGCGGGACAAAGCGCGGGCGGATGCCGAAGAACAGGCGAAAAAAGAGGCCGAAGAAAAGGCCAAAGCCGATGAAGCCGCAGAGGAACAACGTAAAGCTGATGAAGCTGCGGCAAAGGAGGCGGAAGAAAAAGCCAAAGCTGACGAGGCGGCAGCTAAAGACGCTGAGGAGAAAGCAAAGGCTGATTCCGAAGCGGAAGAACAGCGTAAGGCTGCCGAGGAGGCAGAAAAAGAACGCAATGACTCAGCCCTGGCAGAAGCACAGGCAAAAGCCGACTCCGCATTCAGTGCCTGCGGTAAAAACGCGCCAGCACCGTTTTCTGGTGAAAATGCGCTGGACTACCGCAAGCGTGCGCTAATCGCTATGCAGAAACACTCTCCGGCACATAAGGACGTCAATATTCGCGCGATTGCGGATTCTGCAACGCTGGCTGTGCTTGAGGACGCAATTTTCAGTGCCGCCCGTCAGTCCATCGAAAAAGAAATGATGAGTACGCAGGGGCAACTTCATAAACGTATCCGCAACGATGAAGCCGGACGTCGCATTACTGAATATCAGGGCGATCCGAACGTCTGGCTGAGTGCTTTCAAAATTCCGGGGCGTCGTCTGGCAAAAATTAACACTCAAGGGAGCCTGAACAATGGCTGATATTAACTTTCATCCGTTTAAAAACCGTGGAGCATTTGGTGGCCTTTTTAACGTCGAATCCCGTGGGCTGATGCAGGGGGATGCGCAGGATGATCCGGCAATTCGTCTGCAACTTTGCTCCGGTCGACTGGACAGCAAAATCACTGAACCGGTATGGGGTGGCGTTGGAGTTATGGAGTGCATTGCTCCCGCGAAAGACAGCGTTAACGGTGCGGTAATTAAACAAGCCACGAAGGACGCCTGTAACGCCTTTACTGTCTTTAATCAGGCATTTCATGGCATTACCACGCCGGATAATCCGGTGCCGTTATATCTCGCGGGTGGCTTTGTTCACTATTACCGCGTTGGCTCAGGTGCCCGCATTCCTCTCCCTGTCAGTGCAGAAGTTGTTGCGCTGGCTGATGGAAATAACACCGTTGCTGCCAGTGGTTTTGTGTGGGATCTGACGAAAAACATGGTTGATGTTTATTCGGGATCACCCGGCGCTAATCCGAAAGTGGATATTAAGCTGCTGATGGTTTCAGTTGACGGAAACCTGACGGTGAAAAAAGAGGATGGCGGTAACGTTGTCTGGGAAATCGGCAAACCGTGCGGCCTGTTTTTAATTTAAGGGGATATTAATTAATGAGCGCATTTACTCCTGCGACTACTATTGTGTCGCCGTCAATGGTGCTGCCGGAAATGATCGTGCAACAGAGCATGGCTTCCGGGGCGTTTGAAGTCCTGGCTGGTGGTGCTCCAGCGGTAAAAATCAGTTCCAGTGATTTGATGGTCTATCAGAAATATCTGCGCATGACCTCGCAGGCGCAGGTCAGCCAGTCTCTGCCGGGTCAGTTACCGTCTTCCAGTATCTCTGGCGGCTATGACGGAATGATGACTTACCGAATTTCTTCCCGCTCGCAATACAGCTATCTCGATACTGATGCAGCAGATCGCTGGGGCTATTCTCTGATTGAAGGCCTGCGCCTGGCTAACCGTCAGGGACACGCTCAAATGTTGCGTAATATGCTGCTGTATGGCGTGAATGCAGCTAATAACGAGGGGATCACCAACTCACCGAACGCAGTGACGCTGAATCTGGGCAACGACAGCAAAGGTAACGATTCGTACACCACCTGGGATTCCGGCGAGATGGCTAAATTTATGCTTGGCCTGATTGCTGACCAGAAAACCCGCATGTTGCTGCTGGGGCAGCCATTAACGACTGTTATTCTGAGCCCACAGCGATTCATGAAGGCGCTGGAGTGGACAGGAATTGTTGAGCTGACCAGTTACCAGCGTCCTGGTGGTGGTACCGGAACGGTGGGAACGATGGTTAAAGACGTCGCCGATAAGGCGACAGGCGACGACATCATGTTCTGCCAGGACGACACGCTGATCGGTAAAGGCGCTGGTGGTAATGACCTAATCATCGTTACGAACCCGACGATTGAGGTTCCGGAAGCGCGTCACACCATTAACACCAATATTTTCTCCACGCTGGTACCTAACCAGCAGGCCGTCAACGTGATGTTCTGTGATATGGCAGCGCCGACGGAAATCCCGTCCCCTATGCCGGATGGCGGCCTGACCACGTTGTATACCATGCGCGCGACGCCGGGCTGGAACTTCCGCCCTGAGGGGATCATCCTGTTGTCTGCCAAATACGCATAAACGTTCACTCTGATAACGCGGGGAGCTAAATGCTCCCTTTTTTGTGGGAAAAATTTATGAAGCTCTACATCGCTAACTGCTCACGTCAGCCGCACACGTTCAACTACAAACTCCCCGAAAAAACGCAGTCGTTCGGTGTGACAATTCCGTCCGGATGTCAGCATATGATCGAAAATCAGTCCGATATTATCGACCACATCATCCGACAGCATGAGCCTTACGGATTCCAGCGTTGTGACAAGGTGGACAAGAATTTTTCCGGTATCTGTATTCCATCGATAAACCTGTGAGCGTCGGTCGCATTGAGGATTGCGCGGAGCAGAAAACGGAAAATCTGGAATCCCTGTCAGAAGAAATTCTTGCAGCCAGCGCCGTATCGCTGAATAACGCAGTGGATCAGGCAGTGATTCAAAGTGGCGAAAAACCTCAACCGGGTGGTATTGAAATGGAAATCACCGGGGAAGCGATTAACACTGAACAGGAAAATCCGCCCAGCACAAAGCGAAATATTAAGGTTAAAAAATAATGACCTTGCGTCCGTCACTGGAGGGATTTATTCGCTTTGTTCGTGACGACATGAAAGTACCGGTTCACGCTATTGCTGACGATGATCCGACGCTGGAATGTTGCTTTCAGTCTGCGATGGAGCTAATCCCTCACGATCAGGGGCTGGAGCGTTTACCCATCATCTATGTGCGAACGGTTTATAACGCTGCCGCCTCATTTCTCCTGAATTTCGCTCCCGGCTCGTGGTTTGCCGACCTGAGAAAAAAACTCAACCTTGGGAAACTGGCTACCGGGCTTGTCAGCGCGGCAGCAGACCAGGGGACATCTGGTTCGATCACCATCAGCGACGCGCTGAGTAATCTGTCTTTGCTGGATTTGCAGATGTTACAGGATCCGTATGGACGACAGGTTGTTGCGGTGCTGATGCAGATGGGCACGGTATGGGGTTACACGCCATGAAACTTTGTTTTGGGGTTATCGACCAGCCGTATGACTACGGCGACGAACTGGGAAAAACCACGTTTGACGTGGCCTGTGACCTCGAGGAGCGATACGAAATTTTTACGCACTTCTGGGAAATGCATAAGGACGAGATTATCCAGGAGGCAGGTACTGAACTGGCGTACCAGTTGGTCAATCACTTCAAGTATAAGGCTCCGCTACCTGGCGAGCATTTTCTGGAAGGGACCGGGAAGATTTTCCATATATTTCTTGAAACCGAAGAAATGGCCGGAATGACGATCAACGGAAATCAGGTCCCAACCCAGGCTGCGTTACAGGGTGTTAACTCAAGGCTTAAGGACAAATATACCGGGGAGCGGCGCCCGTCATTCATAGATGGTGGCCTGTTTAAGGGCAGCTTTATAGCGTGGATAGATAACAATGCCGAGTCTTGAAGAATTAGCCGAACAGCACAGTTCGCAGCTCTCGTCCGTTCTTAAATCCGCAGTTGAAACCATCTCGTCAGACCAGGAAATCACGTTCAGGCTCTATGTCCGGCAGGTTCTGCCGCTGGATGGTTTTGTCTATTGGGTTAATGCGGAAATCATCAGTTGCGATGAACTGTGTCGTCTGAATATTGAGTCACCAACTCGTCTGAAAATCAAAGGCAGCCTGCATCGTCAGGTTATTGCGATTCAGGACGAGTCTGTCTCGAAGGATGTGAACAACATTATTTTCACGCCTGTTCAGCAGGTTGATGATTTTAATGTGGAAAATCCCGATGCGATCTATCTCGGTGAGTACGGCGGCGTCCAGTTCGCTTTTTCTCGAATGGAGAGCCGCTATCAGCAGTCGGGTATTTTTCATTATCGCGGCATGGCGATTTTGCCAACCATGCGTTCCCAGATTATCGACTGCGAGGAGGATATCAGCGACGAGCAGATCATATCCAACAGCATCCCGATCTGGCTGCAAATGAAAGATGCCGCGACCGTGTATCCGTCTTACCTGGTACCGCAGAACCTTCGCCCTCCGTATATCGCGGTGGATGTTCGCAACAGTATTCCTTTGCAGGTGGCTCCCGTTGTTTTCGGTGGTGAGCGATTCCAGCTCGTCCAGGATTCGGTTCGCCTGACGCTTTACGGATTCAGCAACAAAATGGCGCTGGATCTTGTCGACTCGGTGGTGAACAGGGCGCTGGAGGAGGAAAAGTTTGGTGTAACCAATATTCCGGTGGTTCAGGACGCAAAGTCGGGACAGGTTGAAATCAACGCTCTGGCGAAGAAAAAGATTGTCGATTTTGACGTGAATTACTACCAGAGCACCGCCCGGGAAATATCCCGGCAGTTGATTGAAAAAGTCATTTGTAAATATGAGGTTAAATAATGGGGTTTAATATCGTCACGGTGAATGTGTCCCAGACCATCGGGGCCATTCCCTCGAATTTGCAGCAGATGTCCGCTGTTCTCTCGTTTGGCTCCACGACTCATGAGCCGGGAAAGCCTGTATTACTCACCCGTAATCAGGATATTAACGATCTGGTAAGAAATCCGATTGCTGCGTTGTCGGCGGCTGCTGCAGGAAAATCTGCGGCAAACGTCACCGTTACGATGACGCTTCCGGAAGGGAGCAACATCCGACGCGAAAACAGTTCTGAGGTGAAAATTGTTGTTTCCGGGTGTTCGCCCGACGCGTGGAATGGCGAATATACTGCTACCGTCACGGATGAAAAAACACTGACCTGGACGATTGCTGATTCTCAGCTTTCCGGTTCGCCAGTGACACTGGGGCAGTTTTCCATTGTTGGCAGTGAAAATCTGGTGACGGCAGTAAACACGTTTTTTGCCCAGGGAAATTCAGTTGGGATTTACCTGCTGGAGCTGGGAGTACAGAAAGGTGGAGTCAGTAAGGAAATAGCTGCACTGAAAGCTTATATGGAAGATCCGCTCCTGCGTTTTTATGCGTATCTGGTGCCGCAGCCGTGGGATGGTGACGCAGAGTTTATCAGTCTGGCAAAACTCCACACCGCCAACGAAGCGATGCAGTATTTCTTCGTGCTGACGAAAACGCCGGACGACACGAATTACGTTTCGCCTTATGCCGGTATTAAGTCGGTTATTGCAACGGCGGATGATACGTACCCGGCGACAAACGCGGCAGCAGCCGTAATGTGGAACTATGTTTCCGCATCACCTTCAGAAATCAACAAGGTGCCGCCGATGGCATTTCGCTATCTACAGGCGGTAAACGCCCACAAGGGCAAAACTTCAATTCTGGTCACGATGACGAAGCAGAATATTAACTACGTCGACACGGGGGCTGAGGGGGGAATTTCCAACACGATTCTGGTGAAAGGCGTTACCAGTGACGGTAACGATATGACGTACTGGTATTCCGTGGACTGGGTGCAGATTAATGTTGATATGCAGCTCGCCAACACGGTGATCAACGGCAGCAATAACTCAATTAACCCGCTTTACTACAACCAGGACGGGATCGACCGTCTACAGCAGGTCGCACAGGCGGTGTTCAATACGGGCGTATCTTACGGCCTGGTCAACGGTCAGCCTGTCGTCGATGCAGTGCCTTTCCGCCAGTATATCAACACTAAGCCCAATGATTACGGTATCGGGCGTTATGCAGGCCTTTCGGCCTCCTATACGCCGATGCGCGGATTTGTCGAAATCATTTTTAACATCAATGTGACAATGCAGCTTTCGTGAGGGACTGAACCGTGCCTAATCCAATGCTCCCCGTTGGCACCCTTAACCGGGTTCGCGCCAGCGTTAAATTCACCTCCCATTCTGAACTGAATGTGTCCGCCTCTTTTCTGGCAAAAGAAGGCGTCGAATTGTCCTTTCAGGGCAATATCACGGAGTTTTTACCCGCTATGACGGGAGCCGTGCAGTCGCCGCAGCCATACATGATTTTACAGGCGCGTGTTCATCTGCTGCGTAGCCAGGCGCTGGGAAAACAATTCAAGGCGCAATGGGAAAAGAATGCCACGATCGGCGACGCAAAAGTGTATAGCGACAGCACGGTGTTCGGTGACTTCGATATCTATAACACGGCGATCACCAACGTGCAGGATATGACCTTCGCCGGGGGCGAGCCGGGTGTGGCCATCACCATTACTGGTACGTATTACATCAACTCTGAAATGTGGGATCTGGTATGAAAATCGCGCGAAATTTAAACCTGATTATTCCTGTCCGGACAGAAAAGGGTAATGGCTGGATCCATGCCACGCCGATCAGCAAAGAGGTGTTTAAAGAGCATTTCTTCATTCTGAGTAAAACTTTTTCTGCCATTTTTTCAGAAGGTCTTGGCGTTGTTGCGGGTCCGCGTATCGCTTTTTTGATGCTGGAGCGGATCTCGCGTGATTCTAATATCTGGGAAGGTGATAAAGGGGTCCGTAATACACTTGTTAATGAGGTCATTCGCCTGGCAAACCTTGTTTACCCAGTGGAGGGTAAAGGCTACGACACAATCCCTCTCGATATGGCGCTGGAGCGTGAAATCATTGATTTGGATGAAGTGGCGGGTGAGCTCATTTTTTTTACATGCGTCTCGTCGATAAATTCACCGGAGCAGGCGAAGGGGACTATGGATGTGGTCAATGGAGTATGGAGCACTCAATGCTCGTTATTGAATCTTACGGAATGGATCGCTTCATTGCCGACATTGAAATCAGCCGCCAGTTCTGGCGCGACGGCGAACACGTCATCAGCGACATCCTCGACTACTCAGCCGGAGCCGGATTCAGAGACATCTGTGCAGATTCCGGCCTAAATGTAAAAACAGCAGCTCAGTTTCGTGAGCTGCTCAAATTCAAAAATCCCGCAGGAGTATTGTGATGGCTGGTAACCAGATGCCAGTTCTGACGCTGGATGTTAATGAAGAACACCTCAGGCGGCTTGAGGCGATATTTGAAAAGTATCGCAACGGACTGATGATTGGCCCTGCCGGTACGCCGCTTAAAATACCTTCAAATACAGGTCCGGGAGGTGGCTCTTGGCAGACAACCACAGGCGGAGAAGCCAATCAGGCTCCCAGGAAACCATCTTCACCCGCGCCAGTTCTGGCTGCTTCCACTGATGGACGTTTAAGGGATGAAAAATGGCGCTTTGTTGGCAGCGGGAAAACACCTGATTCGCTGGTGAGCAACTATAAAGGTCGCGGCGAAACGATGTTTGATAAGTACCTCAGCGGGCTGGGGAAAAACGCCAAACAGACGCTGAAAACTTACAAGCAGATCAATTCTACGCTACGGACGACCACTTCGAGATTAAACAACCTGTTTAAAACCACCGTATCGTGGGGGACAAAACTTGCGGTTATGGGCGTTGCCGGGCCGTTTGGCTTTGGCATGATGGCTCGTAATGTTGTAGAGAAACAGAAAAATGCTGATGAATTGCAGGCAACGCCAGGAGAGTTAAAGGCGGCAGAAAGCACTTATTCGCCTTATTTTTCCGGTGTTGGTAATTTGCTCAATACACTGGCAGCCGCGCAAAATGACACTCAGCATCCTGCCTACAACGGGCTAATTGGATTAGGGATAAATCCTAAAAAAGGGGCAGCAGAAAATCTTCCTGTATTGTTAGAAAGAGTTGCTGCTCTTGCAAAGGAGTATGAGGGAACCGGACTTACTCAGAGCATGCTCAGAGGTCGTGGCCTTGGATGGGTAAATTTTGGTATTGCTAACCAGTTAGTCAAATATCAGGACAAAATACCTGAACTCAACAAAGAGTTTTTATCGCGAGCTTCTCAGAATGACTCGTTGCTCACCTCTGGACATACAAGCCAGTATCAGAATCTTACCAGCAACTTAGAAAATAACTGGGATCAACTTACCAGCGGATTTCAGGGGGCAATGTCGGGTAACTCTGTACAGCTAATTAGAATATCTAATGGTGTAAAGAATGCTGGTCTAAATTTCCTTAACGGTGAGAACTTTAAAAGAATTTTGACTGATGTTGAAACAGGTCTGGATAAACTTGGTAAGTATGTAAATGGCCCGCATTTTAATAACGACCTGAATAATTTTGCCGAAAATGTTGCAAAGGTTGTTAAGGCACTTAGCGGGTTTGTTGGTTTTGCGGTTGAACATCCCTGGCTTTTTGGGGCCGCAGTACTTGCTGGACCATCGAGAGTTGGTGCTGTGGCAGCCACAACGACCGGAGTTGCCGCCCGTGTTGTTGGTGGAAGTCTTCTTGGGGCTACAGCCGGAACAGTAGCTGGATTGGCTATTCCTACAAATGACACACCTACCACCAGTGAGGAAATGAAAGGGCTGGAGGGGCGTTTCAACTTTGATTATTTTAACGAAGTGCAGGAGTGGCAAAAAAACAATCCGGGTAAGGTCTGGCCTGGAGGATTGCAGGGATTTTCAAATCAAGTAAACAGATCTGCATATTTATCCAGAGGGATCAGGAATAACAATCCCGGAAATCTTAATTTCGCAGGACAAAAAGGGGCTACCCTGGAATCGGGGCCAAATGCCCGTTTTGCCAGCTTCCCGACGATGCTGGAAGGCATTGCTGCCTTAGATCGGCAAGTAATGCTATACCTGAAACGCGGCAAAAATACGATTGATCAGATTATTGATATTTATGCCCCTTCATCTGATGGAAATAACACATCGTCCTATAAAAGCTATCTCTCTCAGTACACTGGATTAGGTGTTAAGGAGAAAATCGATGGTTCTAATTTTGAGATAATGAGAAAGCTAATTCAGGGCATTATTAACCATGAAAATGGGGACGCCGCTCGTGCAGTAAGTGGCGATGATGTGATGCGGGCGCTGGCAATGAACCGGGGGAAGGTATATTCACCAAATAATACTTCTCAGGTAATCAGGCTCGACGTTCAACAAAAACCAGGTTCCGACATACTGGCACAACTCGCCGGAATGCAACAAATACCGGGGTAAACCATGTCACTTAATTACTTTGGACAAGCTTTCAAACTGGCGTTTGAAGTATCGCCCATTCTTTTAGTTGATGGCATAGCGTCGAAAATTCCCGGCGGGGTGATGCCGATTGCTGTTTTGACCGAAGGCCTAAGCATTGTGAACGGTCTGCTGCATGGCGAGATTCGTACACGCTCGATGGCGGCATTTACCCCGATGGCGGGGACGACGTTGGTTCAGCAGGATATTTGCAACCTGAATTTCTATAACCAGGTAACGGCAGCGAATGCGACCGTCAAGAAGCCTAACCGGGTAGTCATGCAGATGATCCGTCCGGCATCAACGGAGGACGGTGGCTACATCACTAAGGGGATGACATTCACGGCGCTGAAAATGGCGCTCGATATGCATAACCAGTATGGCGGTTGTTACACCGTAATGACGCCATCTTTCATCTACACGCGCTGTCTGATGCGGTCGTTTATCGATACATCCGGTTTCTCTGAGCAGAACAAGCAGGTTCAGCACACCTGGCAGATTGAGTTTGAGCAACCATTGTCGTCTGTCGAACAAACGGTAAAAACGCTGGCGAGCGTTCTGGATAAATTTGATAAAGGGATGCCGTCAGACGGGGCGCTATCGTGGTCAGGTATTAAGAACCAGGTCGTGCAGGAGTTTGGTTTTGGCTTATGACAACGTTAATTCTTTTCAAACCTGACGGGCGAGGACCATTTCAGTTCACGGCCAGAATCGGAGAATATGAAACATTCGCCCGCGTTCCGTTTAATCTGTATGCAAATCGTTACTACCTGGAACTGAAAGACAGTTCAGGCGACGTGATTGTATACATGCCTTTGATCGCGTCACCAGACAGTTACGACATCAATCTGGCGCTGCCTTGCTCACCGGGGAAACTTGTTTTTCGCGAAAGTACGAATCAGTTTGAGGTTTCGTAATGCGTTATTACCGACTGGAAATTATTAATCCTAAAACAGGCAAGCCGCCAGTGGATAGCAATGGAAAACCCATTGGACCTTTTGATACCAATGAAACACCAGGATGTGGGTTACATGTTGAATTTGACTTTGAAGTAACCGGCCTGGATGTAGTCTGTTCGGGTACGATGCTGACGATCTATGGATTACCAATTGACATGCTGAAGCAAAGCGTAAGTTTGCAGGGTTGTCTGGTACGTATGAAAGCAGGCTTTGTTCAGGGGTTACCACTGGCAAATAAGGATCAACAGGGGGAGGTAATCTATGGTGAAATTTATCTGGCCTATGCCAACTGGATCGGCACGAACCAGACTTTAAACCTGGTAATAAATCCAAGCATACGCAAAACCGATGACGGTAAACCTTTTTCAATTGAGGGGCAGGGGGAAGCAGGGGAAAGGGTGGGCGATGTTTTAGTCCGCGCTTTGCAAAAAGCATATCCCAATAAACTTATTGATTGCACAGTCAGCGACAACCTGGTTTTGCCAGAGCCGTGGACGGGCAAATATACGGAGATTGGTTCGCTGGCTATGGTCGTAAAAAACGCCTCTATTGCGATGATGCGTAATGAAAGGTATAGCGGAATCGCCATCAGTATTCTTTCCGACAGAATACGAATCTACGATAACGCATCGGCAAAGTGGGGTGAGCCAAAAACAATTCATGCCCATGAACTGGTCGGGCAGCCGACATGGATAGCGCCGTTTACCGTCAGTTTCAAATGCCCTATGAGAGGCGATATCAGATGTGGTGATGTGGTTAAACTGCCGGAGGGGCTATATTCTGGCGCTGCGTCGATTGTGATGGCTAATACAACGGTACCCAGCGTTATCGCAAAAAATTCGACCACGTTCACCGGGAAATTTCTTGTGAAATCAGTCAGACACATTGGTTCGTATCTGACAGCCGATGGCGATGCCTGGGTGACGGTATTTGAGGCATATGCTGAGAACTGGGCGAGGGTGTAATGTCAAACGCTCAAAAATTACCGTTTCTCCGAACACTGTCGGAGATGATGACCAGTTCTGGTAACCAACAAGCCGAGCTTAAAGGCCGCGAATTGCCCTGCCATGTTGTCGATATCTGCGGGCAAATAGTGACAGTTCAGTTTGATATGTTGCCGGAGGGGATCAACTTCCCGCAGATAACAATCCCTGTCGCCACATTCCCGTATATCCGTTACCCGATACAGCCGGGCGATCGAGGAGTAACAATTGCCGCTGATGTATCACTGCGCGGTGTGTCCGGATTGGGAACCGGTATGGCAACGCTTTCTTACTCGATGTCGCTCACTCCCCTGTTTTTCGTGCCACTGGCAAACAAGGAGTGGTCCGACGAAGATCCGCAAAAAATCGTTTTGTACGGTCCGGATGGCGCGATCCTCAAAACAGAGGACGGCAGTAGCTCGGTAATGGTGGCTCTGGAAGAAATCAGGCAAAAGTCGAAAGCTGTTTACCTCGAGGCCGAAGATATTTTCCTGAACGGGAAAATTCACCTCAACGGACCGATCGTCCAGGACAAAGCCCAGATGAAGGATACAACCGCTTCGCTGATTGGTCCTCTTAATGTCGAGATGGATGCAGTTATCAACGGCGTGAGCGTCAGCGGCCACAGCCACGATGTGACTGGTGTTCAAAGCGGCAGCAGCACGATTACGTCGAAGAAACCAAATCCTGGTTAATACCGGTTCATTTCACTTTAAATTCTAACCATAAAACGAAAACCCCGACTGTTGGCCCAGTCGGGGTTTTCTGTTTCTCACCTTGAATACGCAAGGGATGATTACGTATGTTTGGAGGTCTTCCGTGATTAATTTTAGCGGAGGAGACTGGATTGTGAAAGCCTTAAAATTAGTGGCAAAAAGCAATACCTTACGACGCATGTATTACACCGCTGCACTCGTAGCTTTAGCATTTGCCTTTTCACCAGTACTGACAGAGTTAGTTAAAGTGATGGGGGCACGATGAGAACATGGGGCCGCGTCACCGACGCGAACGGCAACAAAAAATGGGTTGCAGTAGAATCTGACGCCAACGGTGATTTCTCCTACGGCTGGCTGACGACGCTCATTCAGACGTTAAAGCTGGGATTGGGGGAGTCGCCGTTTTACGCGAATTACGGTATTCCTGCGCAGCAGTGCATCGTGCAGCAGATTTACCCAGACTACTATGTGAACATGGTTCAGCAACAGTTTGCTGGGTATTTTGCATCACTGGCAATTTCAAAGGTAGATGGAGCAGATAACCCCACCTATAACATCGATGTTGTGTTTTTTAATGGGACCAGTTACCGGACGCAGGTGCCGGTATGAATCACAGTTTTATGATAAAACTTTTACCTTGGTTTGGAGTGCTGTAGAGAGATATTTTAGGGGGGCGAGTAATTTTCTAAGCTGGAGCATATTGACATATATTATTTCGGATTTGCAAAATACATATTGTTACCATGGAGGAGACAAGCATGGAAAATTTTGCAAATAAGTTAAAAATACACACAGAGCATGTTGCAAAAATGGGGGTGTTTTGTACAACTGAAGAAACGACAAAACAAGCACTCATTATGCCATTACTAGATATTCTTGGTTTTACTCCGTATGATCCAAGAAAAGTCAAAGCTGAGTATAGTGCTGACTTCCCCGGGGTTAAGGCTAATGAACGGGTTGATTACGCTTTATTTTGTCATGATGTTCCTGTGATGTTCATTGAGGCGAAATCGTTTTCAGAACAAATTGATAATCACTGCCCACAGCTATCAAGATATTTTAATTCAACACCGGAAGTTACTATATCAGCCATTACAAATGGTGTTGAATGGCGTTTTTTTACGGATTTGAAACAAAAAAACATAATGGATTCAACGCCGTTTTTAAAAATAAGAATGGATTCTCTAACTCACTCCGATATTACACAATTATTTCGTTTTCGTTATGATAAATTCAAACCAGAGGCTTTACGGACACTGGCTGAAGAAAGTGTTTATTTGAATTCATTTACTAAAACAATCAGTTCTAGTCTTCGTGAAGTTGATCTGGAGTTTGTTCGATATGTTGCTAGTCGTTCAAATATTGAGAGACAACTTAATCAGAGATTTCTTGAGTTCGTGACTCCATTAGTTAAACAGGCCGTTGAGCGCGCTGTTAGCGCAATGGTGGTTTCCGGGCTATCTACACAACCGGTAGAGCAAACTAAAGAAAATGATGCAACGGATACACAAGTTAATAACGCCATTGTTGATGAAGAAAACCCCAACATAATAACCACAGCCAAAGAATTGGAGCTATTTGAAAGGGTAAAACAAATCATACAAACAGAAGATAATATAGAATATAAAGATACTGAGTCATATTTCGGCGTACTATTGAATGGTAAAACCAATAGATGGCTGTTAAGATTTTATGATAAAAAATCTTCATTTATAACTTTACCTATTTCGCTTAGTGAAGTTCAGTTGAATGAAATAAGACGAGCTCGACTTGATACGGATGGTAAAAGGATACATATAACTAATCCTGAAGATATACTTCGCATATCTGGTTTGATTCTGGATTCATACGAGTATGTTAAAAATGATGATAATTTCCGCCGAGGGTCCAGAGTGAGCAGTTTAGAAGAGGTTGAATAAGTAAAAAACCCGCGAAAGCGGGTTTTTTAATGGAGTAAATATGTCAGAAATACCAATTACTATGACCAGTGCGGGGGCGCAGCCTACGCCACCCAATGATTTGCTTGCAAATCTTATCATCAGAGTTGCTGAAAAAGTACCTAGATATACAGCCAACCTTCCGGCGGGACTTATTACAGACCTTGCCAGCACGGCTATCGGGGCGCTGGCATTAATAGACCAGGCGCGGGTGGACCTTATTAACTCCGTAAGCCCATACGGTGCGAATATTCCGTTACTGATGCAACTCGGAAACATTTATGGAGCACAGAAGGGATTAAGTACAAATACTGCGGTATACGTGGTATTTGAGGCGTTGCCGGGGTTTGGTATCCCTAAAGGATTTGTTGTCGGTGATGGCAACTACCAGTATGCAGTTTCCCGCGATACGGTGGTGCCGGAAAGTGGGCAGTCTGAACCAGTCTACTGTGTGGCCACAACGTCAGGCTCATGGGCTGTGCCGGAAGGGACTGTGACGCAGGTTATTACCTCAGTACCAAAAGACCAGCCTGTAAAATGCACGAACCTTACCGCAGGGATGCCAGGTCAGGAGGCGCAGACGTGGGCATCTTACCGCGCCGAAGTCATGGAGTCCGGCATGTTTGGTGTGCAGGGAACTCCGGATTGCTTTAAAGCGATGCTCAAATCAGTAAGCGGTGTGCGAGAAAACCTGATTTCTTTCCGGCAGTCGTCGCTGGGGAAATGGGTTGCGGTTGTTGGTGGCGGTGATCCGTATGATGTGGCTTATGCGATTTACAAATCTGTACCGGATATTTCGAAACTGACCAACGATGTAAGCAATCCATCCGGTGCGGCAGTGGAAAAACGCACGGTTTCAATAACCGTTTCGCCGGACGTTTATCAGGTGCCGTTCGTTATCCCGTCATCACAAAACGTCATGGTGCTAATCACCTGGAACACGGTGTCTGATGATTATGTTGATCCGGCGGGTATTGCTATGGCTGTGCAGCAAAACGTTGCTGATTACATCAATTCAATTGAAGTCGGACACCCGATAAATCTTCTGCGTATCCAGGATATTTTTACCAGTTCTGTCAGGTTGCTGGTTGATTCGACGTTGATCTCAACAATCAGTGTGAGCATTGGTATTAACGGCCACATTGTTCTTCCGGCGAAAGATACAAGCCTGGTTTATGGCGATACCTATTCCTATTTTTCAACGGTGGCATCACAGGTTCAGGTCAACAAGTATGCAATATCTGACTGAGAAAATTCTCCCTGCTTATCCATTTGTGCAGTACAGAGATGATCCGAATGTTGTTGCGTTCTTTGATGCATACAATGAAATTGCTCAGGAATACCTCGATTCACTCAACAATCTGGCATTGCCATGCTGGACATCGGAATCAATAACCGGGCAATTGCTGGACTGGATTGCACTCGGGATTTATGGCGTTGAAAGGCCTTTACTACAGGTTTCCGAGGAGGCTATTGCACGCGGCGCATACGATACCATTGAATACAATACGATCCCGTATGCAGCAATGCGGAATTACGTTCCGGGGCAGGCATCGTATGTTCCTGATGATTATTTCAAACGAATATTAACGTGGAATTTTTATAAGGCTGACGGTTCGCATTTCTGCATTGACTGGTTAAAGCGCCGTGTGGCGCGGTTCATTCATGGAAAAAATGGAATAGACCCGCCGTTGCAGCACACTTTTGATGTGAGCGTGACTGTGTCGGACAGTGTTTTTTCTATTCATATACCAGAATATGGTGATGGTATAGGCTATTTTCTGAAAGATGCCATTGACCAGAAATATGTAAAACTCCCTTTTATTTATTCTTATGCAACAACGGTGATTCAAAAATGATTCTTGGGTTCGGCAATAACGTTGTTTCAGCACTGGCTGGTGATATCACCACGATTCAGACTGATATTCCGGTAATGCCCGGTACAGGGGCTAAATTTGCAAAATTGCTTTCTGCCGATTTTGAAAATAAATCGAACGGGCAACGCGTCTATGCAAAAATTACGCTTACCGATAATAAAGAGTCTGCATTTGAGATTTGTCACTTGGTATCGGTAAGCGGTGATGTGTTGAAAGTCATTCGTGGGCAGGAAGGAACAACCGCGAAAGGTTGGTCCCTTAATGATGTTGTGGCTAACTTTGCCACGCGTGGTTCGGAAAACTATTTCGTACAGATAGCGCAGCTTCAGAGCGGTCATTATATTGCGGGTGTTACTGGTGGCACTGCAAACGCACTGACGCTGGAACTTCCCTCGACGTTTTTTGTTAATGGAGGTACAGATTGGACGCTACGAACCCCGATTATAGTTTTCCCCGTTCAGAACAATACCAACGCGGCGACACTTCAACTAACACTAGGCGGAAAGGTTCTTGGTACGTTCCCACTTTATAAGGGGAACAAGTCCGAGCTGGTAGCGAATGATATCATTAAGGGTATTCCTTTGATTTGCCTTCTTGATAGCGAGAAAAGCTATTTCAGTGTGATAAACCCCGGCAATATCTATTCAGATTTTGATCTGCGATATGTAAAAAAATCTGGTGATTTGATGACCGGGGAGCTGAAAATACGTGGTGTTAATGCATTGAGGATTTTTAACGAGGCTTTTGGCCTTATTTTTCGCCGTTCTGAAGAGTGCCTGCACCTTATCCCTACTAGTGAAGGTCAGGGCGAGAATGGAGATATTGGTCCCCTGCGTCCGCTCACCATTAATTTGCGGACAGGAGAGATATCCATGTCGCATAAAGTGTCTGTTGGCGGTGGTTCTCAGGTCAATGGTGCACTGGGTATCGGCGTTCAGAACGCGCTGGGCGGAAACTCAATTGCTTTCGGGGATAACGATACAGGTATAAAACAAAACGGCGACGGCATTCTGGATGTTTATGCGAATGGACAGCATGTATTTCGTTTCCAGAATGGTGTGGCGATAGCGTTAAAAAATATTCAGGCCGGAAATGCTAAAAAATTCACGTTATCCAGCGCCAACAACTCCACGAAAAACGCAACGTTTAATTTATGGGGTAATTCATCCCGACCTGTAGTTGCAGAGCTTGGTGATGATTCCGGCTGGCATTTTTACAGCCAGAGAAATACCGATGGCAGTATCACATTCGCTGTAAACGGACAGATGACCCCATCAAACTATGGAAATTTCGATGCCCGTTATCAGCAGCGAAATGGCGGCGTGCAGGATGTGCGCTATGGTTCCGAAATGTATTACAAACCTGGCAGCAATGTAATCTCTTGGACATATCACGCTCCTGCGGGACACGGATTGTCAGGGATATCGATATCGGATACTGGTAAAAATTCAGCGGATAACGTCAACGGCGTGTATTACCGACCGCTTCAGAAACTGATTAACGGCACCTGGTATAACGTGGCGAGTGTTTAACAATGTTGCATTTAAAAAATATTACTGCAGGCAATCCGAAAACCGCAGAACAATATCAGATGACAAAACAACATGGTATCACCTGGCTTTTTTCGGAAGATGACCAAAACTGGTATGAAGAGCTGAAAAATTTTGCCAGTGACACCATAAAAATGGTTTACACCGGAGACGGGCGCGTGGTATGGGTCGGTAAGGATGTGACAGGCATTGAACCCCGTAACGCCAGTGTTATTGAAGTTCCTGATATTACCGCTAACCGCCGTATTACCGTGCCTGGTTACTGGTTTTACCGCGACGATAAATTTGTCTTCGACTACAAACTTAAAGCGGAAGATGAGCGCGATGCCCTGTTACAACGGGTCAGCATCATGACCAGCGAATGGGAAAAAGACCTGCTGCTGGGATTAATCAGTGACGACGACAGGGAGAAGCTGAAAGCGTACCGCATTTACGCGAAATCGCTGCAGGCGATGGATTTCAGCACCATCACTGATAAATCCTCATATAACGCCATTGAATGGCCCGTCTCTCTGGAAGCCTCTTCCTGATTTAATTTATCGCGAGAAAAACTATGTCTGTAGTGATATCAGGTGCGCTGATTGATGGCGCAGGCATCCCCATGTACGGATGCCACATAACTCTGAAATCCCGGGTAAACACCTCAGAGGTGTGATGCGCACAGTTGCCGACGTGGTGACAGGAAACTGTGGTGCAGGCGCAGCAGAGCGCGAAACAGCACAGGGACGAGGCGCAATGGATAGTTGATGATCTGAAGGGAAGCAATGCTTCCACGACAAAAAAGGTCTGGCGCAACTCTGTAGTGATACAGACAACGACAGCGAAGTACTGGCAGCCACGCCAAAGGCTGTCAAAACCGTCATGGACGAGACGAAAACAAAACGCCACTGGACAGCCCTGCGTTCACCGTCACGCCAGAACTTATCGCCGTGGGAAAGGATGCCAGAAAGCGGGAAATCGAGGTGTGGCGCACAGAACAGGAAGCGCAGCCGTTCACATTCGAATGGAACGGACACACCTGGAATGGCGGCCCCGACTCGCTGGCCCGCCTTTACCCGGTGGTAATGGCTGCAGGGGCTGACTCAGGGCAGTGGGACGTTATGACATGGAGTGATGCTGATAATCAGCAGGTGAAACTGTCGATGACGGAACTGGAGGAGCTGGCTGCAGCTATGGCGCAGGTTGATCGCAATAATGAGATTTATCGTCATCAGCGTGAAATGAAAGAGGAACTGAGCAATCTCCTGGATTTGAAGCAGGTTAGGGAGTTCAGTCCAGAATAAGAAAAAACGTAGTACATCGTATTCAAGAGTATCTATGCTGGCATCGTAGCTGTTTTTAAACAGTAAGTAGCCGTTGAAGGTCACAGGGGAAAAATGCTCTTTGACTTGGCTTCCGGGGACGCACTATTTATCTCTGAACCAGCCCATTAGCGGAAAATGTCACCTGGCTGATGCCTGAGGGGATTGTCGGTGTGGATGATGCGCTCTGGGAGAACGATTAAGGAGTAGGAAAGTTAGCAATGTTCATTTCCAGAGATAAGGTTGAGCAGGTATTGCTGAATGTGAAGCTATCATATAGTTTCATTAGCAATAATATACTTTATATCGTTATTATATTTCAGATAATTCTTTCTATGGGTATCATAGGGGATGATCAATGCCTTGTTGGATTTGTCTTTGTTACCAAACATTAACAATATAAGGTACAACAGTTTTTATCGCTTTTATGAATGAGAAAATGTTCTTATGCATTGATGTATTAAAACTATATGAACAGTGAGCGAAATACCTATAATTGATTGATTAATGTACTATAACAAGTTCTTCGAAATCCATATTGAAAAAATGCTTTGGATTTAATTAAATATCTCTGTAATTTTTATAATGTATTTATAATGGCCGTAATGTTATGTATTTGTTATACCGTTTTTTCAATAAGACTTATCTGAATATTCCATATAAGACAACTCTTGCGCTATTTTTATCAGATGAATAAAATCCTGCCGCTTATTTTTAAAGCGTCATTTAATTGATTTGAATCTTATCTTTTCAATCTATTTAACATACGTCATTTCTATGAAAAAACTATTTGTAGCCTCTGTTATATTTACAGTTTCAGCAAATTCTTATGCATATAATTCTTATAATGCCGGTGATAATAGCCAGGCAACTGATAGTAATGCGACAGCTATTGGTGCATATGCAAATGCTTCAGGTTCTTCTTCTACAACAATTGGCGCTGTTTCAAAAACCGAAGGAGCCTATAATACTGCAATTGGTTCATATTCTTCATCTCAAGGTAACTCATCGTCAGCTATTGGCGCAAATGCAAATGTTGTTGGAAATAACTCGGTAGCCATTGGTTCATTTAGTAAAGTAAACGGTGATTCAGCTATAGCAAATGGTGCGGGTAGTGAGGCAGTCGCTAATTCTACAAGTGTAGGTGCTGCGTCTAAAGCAACCGGGGAAAACAGTGTTGCATTTGGTTCCTCCGCCCAGGCGACTGCAGGAGATACATTAGCTATTGGTGTAGGGGCTACATCTAATGCAGAAAATGCCATCTCACTAGGCTCACAGAGTGTGGCTGAACATAATAATAGTGTTGCCATCGGCGGGGGAAGTACAACTGACAGAGAGTATAGTGTATCTTTTGGGACGGGTAATACTAATCGACAACTGACCCATGTTGCCGCAGGTACTGAGGATACTGATGGTGTTAACGTTAAGCAACTGAAAGATTATACTGGGAATGAGATAGCTAAAAATAATACCGTAATTAATCAAAACATCAATAATGCCAAGAATGAATCACTGGCATATACAGATCAGCAGGTTACCAAAAATAATGCTGTGATAAATCAGAATATTAATAATGCCAAGAATGAATCACTGGCATACACTGATCAGGAAGTTACGAAAAATAACGGTGTTATTAATAAAAACATACAATCAGCAAAACAAGAATCATTCGCATATACTGATACAAAATTTAACCAAATTAATGGGAAGATAAATTCAACATTTAAGCAGCTGAATGATAAGATAGAAGCTAATGCTAAAAAAGCTAATGCAGGTATTGCTTCCGTAGCAGCAATGACCAATATCCCGTATGTGAATAACCAGACATTTAGTGCCGGCGTTGGGGTTGGTAACTATAGAAACGGTAATGCAGTAGCTGTTGGTGTTCAATACAAACTTAATGAAAACACCAATATTCGTGCATCGTCTTCATGGAATAATACTGATGGAGCAGTAATCGGAGGGGGTATTGCTGTAGGCTGGTAATTTGTTTCTATAACTATTGTTTTTAAATCACGGAATCTAAAAGCCTGCAGTCCACCATAAGCGGGCTTTTTGTTTTAGTGTGAGTATTGAATGATTTCCAGCCGAAACTGATTCTCTTGGAAAGAATTCATGGGCGCAATTTGCAGGCTACAGATTGAGAAATTCTCGCATTTTTCGGTGGCAAAAATGGGGCAAAACGCTGCAAAAGGGGCAAAAATGGGGCAACAAAAGAGTGGGTTATCGTAG